AAATGGTGCTAAAGGTGAAGATGGAAGCAAAGGTGAACAAGGTCCAGCAGGTGCTGGTCAAAAAGGTGAAGCAGGTGCTGGTCAAAAAGGTGAAGCTGGAAGCAAAGGTGAACAAGGCCTAACAGGTGTTGGTCAAAAAGGTGAAACGGGTGCTGGTCAAAAAGGTGAAGCTGGTGTTGGTCAAAAAGGTGAAGCTGGAAGCAAAGGTGAACAAGGCTTAACAGGTCCTCAAGGTCCAGCTGGAAATGGAGGAAATAATAATTCAAAAGGTGGTAGTGTATTATATCTTGCTAAGATAAAATATGACTCTTCTAATTTACCAAACTCAACTACGTTTACAGATCCTAATTCAACTGGTACATTTACAACTACAGGCACGAACACTACTATAGTTTCAGGTTCGCAGGTTAAATTTGAATTTACTAATGAAGACTATCCTCCATTTAGTGTTGTAGTCTATGCATGGAGAGCAACTACTGATGAATATATTATAACGCATTTAAATGGTGGTCCTTCAAATAGTGAATATAAAATCACAGGTTTTACATCAAGTGATGATGGAACAGGTGCTAGTCAATATGAAAATGACGTATTTGAAAATTTTTCAGACTATGATTTAATAATAGATCTTAACTCTGCAGCATTTGATGCTATTAAACAACAAGGCTTGGGATTAACTACTAAGTTTTCACATGCCTATGTACTATTTACATTTAACTCATAATATAAAATAAATATGGCTAAATACGATCCAACTCACCCTGCATTAAGTCTACAAGGCATAATTCAAGGAGCTCCTACTGGAATAGATAAATATTTATATAACGATGGTAGTGGTTTATATAATAAATTTATGTCATATGAAATGTTAATTACTGTACCTTCATCACAGGTGATATATGACGAATCTACTAGGCTTACAGGAGAATACACTGCAATAGATATTAAAGTTGGAGATTATATTACAACAACAGATGGTTTAATTATTTTAAGAATTAAAAGCATTGATGAAAAGGCAGACACTGCCATTAGATTAATAGGAGAAGATATTGATGGAATTACATATAGGCAAAATGGAACTAATATCCCATCAAATGGAGCCAGCCTTATTATATTTGAACTTAGTGAAAATGGACTACCTGTATTTGCAGGTTCTGCAGTTAATCAATTCGCGTCTGTATCTGCATTAAGTAGGGTTCAATCTAGATTTACTATAGATGAAGACGATGAACGTTATAGATTTATACATACATCACCTGTTAATGTAAATATAGGAGACATTGTTAGTATAGACACATTAGGTAAAATTGTAAAACATGGAGGTATTGGATCTGCTGAAATACCAGTAGGCTCAGTCATTTCATTATCAAGTGGAAATACAATAGTTTATGTTAAGCCTTTTAATAAAATAATAGATAACTATCCAGATCCTACTATATTAACAGCATCCCCTGGGGATATTTATTACACAGATGTTAATAACCCTGGAAAAATAACCACAACACCTACAAAAGGTTCAAAGGCTGTTTATCTTCATTTAAAAAATGCAATAGTAACTGAAGTTACTTCTTCGTCATCATCTACATTACCAGGCAATGGGGATATAGTAACTATAAATGAAATAACAGTGTTTGATGGACCAGGAGGACATACAGTAACTGATGTATATGCATTAGCTAATATGATAGATGCTTTATCTGCTTCAACTAATGTAAATGCAGTAGCTGAGGCTTCTTTAATATCTACTGAATCTTTACAAAATAATATAAACAGTTCAGTTGGAGATGTTCTTATGGTAATAAGCACTAATAGCGGATCTTCTTTTACATATCCAGCTGCAAATTTTAGTGATGGTACAAATTCTGTTTCTATTACATTTAACCCATCTAATTATAATGTTTTTCCAATAAATTATTTAGGAAGTGTTGCACAATACAAGACACTTAGATCAGAAGAAATAGTTACAATATTAAATTCTGAATTTACTTCTAATAATCTTAATCTAATAGCATCTACTATTAATGCCCCTAATGGTTCTCAAAACCCAGGTTTTTATAAAGGTCTTAAAATAGAAACTACAAATCCAAGTGCTAGTATTATAATAACAAATAATAACCCTGATGCATTTGGAAGTGCAGTTGCAGGGGGAGCGTCGGCAACTGCTATTGAATTAAATACAGTTGGAGGAACAGACGCTTTCTTAAAACTAACTAGACCAGACGGTGGAGATATATTAATTACAGGTTCTCCAACTACAGGTGGATATATTAATACAAATAGACTTACATCATCATCGGCCGGAAGTGCTGCTGTTTTATTAATGATTGAAGGAAGTTCTGATGCAACTGCAAGTGAAGTTGGCGTTAATGTTGCTGAAGACCATGACATGTCACCACAAACTACAACAGGTGATGGTGTTGCAACGGGACTTACTATAACACATACTCCCTTCTTAGGTTCTAAAGTTGAAGTTAGAGTTAATGGACTTGATGCTAATTTAGGAGATTCAACGAACTATCAAACAAAGAGTTGTTACTTTAGTAATGGATTTGTAGTTAGAGATTTTGAAGATATAGTCGCAGGAGATGAATTATACTGGAACGGCACGCTGGTAGGATTTAATTTAGATGCAACAGATGACATAGATTTTGTTTATCAAACCTCTAGCGATAACGTTTAATAATCTTATATTATTTTACTATACTTTTATTGGAAAAAAAAGGCATAAAATTATCAAAAATGCCATCTTATTTGATATATACTTTATCAAAAATGAAATTAATACTTATTAAAAATTTAATATAATAGTTGTATCTACGTAAAGTATTTATGGCTATTACTATGTTTAAAAGCAATGTCACATAACGTGACACATCCACATAACGTGGAAAAAATATAAATGATTTATAATTTTAATATTTAGAGTAGGGACTAATTTTTAAAAACAATAATTAATATTAGGGAATTAATTATTATATAAATTTTAATTTATATTTTAATTTAAAAATAAAAAAAAAAATATGAATTTAATACCCGCAAAAATGCTTAAATCATACAGAAACGGTGACTCTGATGTTGCTGTATCTGCTGATTGGGCAAATTTATCTGCGTCTAAAGTTATTGACGCAAATACTATCGGTTTAAAGTTTAAACATGTAGAAGATGCATTATCTGTTGAAACTTCTAATAGAGCTGCTGCTGACGTTACACTACAAGGTAACATCGACGCTGAAGCTGCTACTAGATTAGCAAATGATAACACATTACAAGGTAACATTGATGCTGAAACTGCAAGAATTGATGCAATTTTATCTGCATCCAATGCTGATACTGATACATTCGCTGAAGTAGTATCTTTAGTTAATGCTGTAGATCTTGAAAACGATAATGCTTTTGCTGCACACGTTCTTTCTATGAACGGTGTTGTTTCACAAGAAATCGTTGATAGAGCTGCTGCTGATGTTGTATTACAAGGTAACATTGATGCTGAAGAAACTGCAAGAATTGCAGGTGACGACGCATTATCTGTTGCATTAAGTACTGAAGCTTCTGATAGAGCTGCTGCTGACGTTGCTGAAGCTTCTAATAGAGCTGCTGCTGACGTTGTATTACAAGGTAACATTGATGCTGAAGAAGCTGCAAGAATTGCAGGTGACGATGCATTATCTGTTGCATTAAGCACTGAAGCATCTGATAGAGCTGCTGCTGACGTTGTATTACAAGGTAACATTGATGCTGAAGAAACTGCAAGAATTGCAGGTGACGACGCATTATCTGTTGCATTAAGCACTGAAGCATCTGATAGAGCTGCTGCTGACGTTGCTGAAGCTTCTAATAGAACTGCTGCTGATACATTATTACAGTCTAACCTTGACGCTGAAGAAGCTGCAAGAATAGCTGCTGATGGTGTTTTATCAACTGCAATTTCTACTGAAACTTCTAATAGAATCGCTGGTGACGCTAGTATGTCAAACGCTGTTTCTACTGAAGCTTCTACTAGATTATCTGCTGATACATTATTACAGTCTAACCTTGACGCTGAAGAAGCTGCAAGAATAGCTGCTGATGGTGTTTTATCAACTAACTTAAGTACTGAAGCTTCTGATAGAGCTGCTGCTGACGTTGTATTACAAGGTAACATCGATGCTGAAGAAACTGCAAGAATTGCAGGTGACGATGCATTATCTGTTGCATTAAGCACTGAAGCTTCTGATAGAGCTGCTGCTGACGTTACACTACAAGGTAACATCGACACTGAAGCTGCTACTAGATTAGCTAATGATAACACGTTACAAGGTAACATCGATGCTGAAACTGCAAGAATCGACGCAATTTTATCTGCATCTGATGCTGATACTGACACGTTCGCTGAAGTAGTATCTTTAGTTAATGCTGTAGATCTTGAAAACGATAATGCTTTTGCTGCACACGTTCTTTCTATGAATGGTGTTGTTTCACAAGAAATCGTTGATAGAGGAGCAGGTGACGATGCATTATCTGTTGCATTAAGCACTGAAGCATCTGATAGAGCTGCTGCTGACGTTGTATTACAAGGTAACATTGATACTGAAGAAGCTGCAAGAATTGCTGCTGTTTCAACTGAAGCATCTACTAGATTATCTGCTGATAATTTATTACAGTCTAACCTTGACGCTGAAGAAGCTGCAAGAATAGCTGCTGATGGTGTTTTATCAACTGCGATCGATACTGAAGCAACTGCAAGAGCAACTGCTGATACATCTTTATCAACTGCATTATCTACTGAAGCATCTAATAGAGCTGCTGCTGACGCTGCATTATCTACTGATTTAAGTAGTGAAGCATCTGTTAGAGCATCTGAAGATTTAGCATTAAGTAATGCGATTTTAGCTGAAGCTTCTATTAGAGAAGCAGAGGATATAGTTTTATCTACTGCAATTTCTAATGAGTCTTCTTTATTACAAGATAATATAGACGCTGAAGAATCTTCAAGAATATCTACAGACGCTGTTTTATCAACTGCAATTTCTCAAGAAGCAACTGATAGAGCTAATGCTGATGATATTTTATCAACTGCACTTTCTACAGAAGTTTCTAATAGAGTAGCTGCTGATACATTATTACAGTCTAATCTTGATGCTGAAGAAGCTGCAAGAATTGCTGCTGATGGTGTTTTATCTACTGCAATTTCTACAGAAGTATCTGCAAGAATTTCAGGAGATGAAGTTTTATCTACACAGATAAGTACTGAAGAAGCAAGAATTGATGCAATTTTATCTGCATCCAATGCTGATACTGATACATTCGCTGAAGTAGTATCTTTAGTTAATGCTGTAGATCTTGAAAACGATAATGCTTTTGCTGCACACGTTCTTTCTATGAATGGTGTTGTTTCACAAGAAATCGTTGATAGAGCTGCTGCTGACACTGTGTTACAAGGTAACATTGATGCTGAAGCTTCTACTAGATTATCTGCTGATACTTTATTACAGTCTAACCTTGATGCTGAAGAAGCTGCAAGAATAGCTGCTGATGGTGTATTATCTGCTGATGTTGTTTCAATTGATACTGCTATTGCTGCTGAAGCATCTGATAGATTAGCTGGTGATGTTTCACTAGGTGTTCTTCTTTCTACTGAAATCTCAGAGATGGAAGATTTAATCGATGATGAAGAAGCTAGAGCTACTGCAGCTGAAGCTTCAATCCAAGGTAATGTAGCTGCTGAAGCATCTACTAGATTAGTTAACGATAATACGTTACAATCTAACATTGATGCTGAAGAAGCTGCAAGAATTGCTGCTATTTCTGTTGAGGCTTCTACAAGATCTGTTAACGATATAGCGTTACAGTCTAATATAGATGCTGAAGAAACTGCAAGAATTGCTGATATAGTTTCTGTTGACGCTTCTATGAGTACTGAAACTGCTGCAAGAATCGCTGGTGATGCTACATTATCTCAATCAATTGCTGATTTAGATGGTGATTTTGTATCTGATTCTGATTTTGTTTCTGCAATTGGAGGATTCACATCTGGATCTATATTTAGTAATGATTTAAGTTCTTACGTTGGAACTGCATCTTTTTCATTAACGCTTCCTGCGAATGATGTATTAGTTGCTGGTACAATGATGGTGTTTATTAACGGTATTGAAATATACAATGCTGAAAGTAAATATTCAACTGGAATTACTTTACCATTTAATATAGAATCCGATGATTCTATTAGTGTTAAATACATTAAAGAGTAATCATATATTTTATATATGAAATTAGGGGACTTCGGTCCCCTTTTTTATTCACTTAAATTAGGGCTTTCATTATCACCCATTACGCCCACAAACTTTTTTATAAAAACTGACTTTTCCTCATCTGTTTTTAAAATATATTTATAATACCATGCACTTGTTGCTTGAATCTCACCTAGTCTTTCTTCTATGGTTACACATGCTTCTTCTATTTCTTTAAAGTCTTCTTCAAATTCACTAACATCTATGTCTAGTTTTACAGCATTAGATATTAATGTAGGTTGATCTCCTTTATCCCATGCTTCAATAGTAGAATCATATATTTCTTTAAGTTTTAGTTTTTCAGTGTCAGATAGGTCATCTATTTGTTTATCTGGATGGGTTTGAACTACTATTTTTCTAAATAGTTTTTTATATTCTTTTGACATTTCCACCTTTTCAGGAGTTTCTTCTTCTTCTGGCTCACTAATAACAGGTTCAGGTTCTTCTCCTCCATTCTTTTCCATCATTACTTCTCTCATGAATTCTCTACTAGCTTCGTCATGCATTTCATTTACATCTTCTAATTCTTTAATTAAAAAATCATATTTCCGGAGTATTCTACTAAATCTAATATTATTTGTCGCCATCTGTTATATATTTATTAAGATATATACATTAATAGAATAAAGTAATTACTTATAAAAAATAATGAGTTGGATTAAGAAAAAACAAGTCCTTGGCTTAGACCATGATTTAGGATCTTTACAATTTAGCTCGATTCTCTTAAAAAGAACAACGTCTTTTAGTGGGAATCCTGGTGAAAGTGAAGCCACTCTAGACAATCAAACTGCCACTAATGTAACTACAGTTAAAGTTAATGTAAAAGACTCATTAATAGGTAATTCTTATTCTCAATTAGAAGATATTACAAATTTAAACGATTTAATAATAAGAAATCAAGAAACTGGAGATGTAGCAATATACTCCATTCAATCAATAACTAGTGAAGTTAACTCTTCTTTCGAAGGTTACTTTATTCTAACAGTCCAACATTCTTTCGGATATGATAATACATTCACTTCTGGTGAATTAGTTTATTATTTTAGAGGAGTTACTTCATCTAGTATTATTGATTTAATCGATGACCAGTCAGCCACAATGGCAGCTAATAACGCTAATATAGCTGGTCAACTTATTACAATGCAGCAGAATATAGATTCAAGTATATTTAAAAAATATGCAGAAAATATAGATTTTAATGTGCTTGCAAAAACAGTTTATCATAATTTAAACAGTAGTGACGTTATAATACATTTAGTCGATAGCAGTGGTAGAATGTATACTAATATTAGTGTAGATAATTACAATTCAAATAATGTTAGAATCACAGTTAATGATTTAGACGTTTATCGAGTTATAATAATGAGCTAATGAATGTATTAATTTATACAGGCTATCAAAAAGAACCATACAACTCAAACACTTTAAAGGAAAAAGGATTAGGAGGCACTGAACAGTGTTGTGTCTATCTTGCAAAATATCTTAAAAATTTTGGTTGGAATGTAACCGTAGGAGGTATGGTTATCGAGGATACTGTTGATGGTATCCAATGGCTTACAACTCAAACAATTCATAAAACAATGTTTAATAAATTTGATGTTATCATTGGAGTTAGTTATATTCATTTTTTAAAAGAGTTTGAAAAGTATAATTGTAAGAAAATATTTTGGGCGCATAATACTGATTATTTTACATGGTGGAATGGAGAGGAATTAAATAATCATAAAGAACTTTTACATAGTCAAGATTTAAATAAAATAGTTTGCCTTACAAATTGGCATAAAAATCAATGGGCAAACAAATATAATATAAGCCATGATAAAATAAAAGTTATTGGTAATGGAATAGAAACTGATAATTTTAAAAAACATATTAAAAAACAAAATGGTAAATTTATATGGAGCAGTGCACCTGAGAGAGGCTTATATGAATTATTAAATAATTGGAAACATATAAAGGGTTTACTAGAACATGCTGAATTACACGTGTTCACACCCTCGTATTCAATAGAAGAGTTTAATAATATAAATCTAGATTTAAAAGGTGTACATTTTAGAGGTAATGTAAATCCAACTGAATTACATAATGAAATGTTAAGTGCAGAGTATTGGTTATATTTAACAGACTATGAAGAGACATATTGTATTACAGCTTTAGAAATGCAAATGGCAGGTGTTTTTCCAATAACTACAAATGTTGCAGCACTAAATGAAACCGTAAATAGTGGTGTTATATTAAATAAAGAAAACAAGTGGGATAATTTTTATAAAATAATAAACAATTTAAATAAGCCTCTCAAAGAAAAGGCAATTAATCAATGTAAAGATTTTGCTAAAAAACAAACATGGTTAATGAAATCATTTGATTGGAAAGAATTAATAAATAATTTAGATATATAACTTATGCTTAAAACGTTTGAACAATTTATAGTTGAAAAATCTAATAAAGACTATTTTAAAAAGGTTAATTTTTTATTAGCTGGAGAAAAGATTGAAGGTCTTACTGGTACCAATAATAAAAGAATCTATGGTGAAATAAATGACATTTGTTTAAATGAACTATTCAATACATATTACGCAAAGGGAGATTATGGAAAAGAATTAAACGTAGATCCAAAACTTCCAATTATATATTATGGAGGTAATAAAAAACAATCTTTAGAATTTTTAGAAAAGTATAAAATCTCAGAAGATACAATGTATAATTTACCTAAACAAATGAAAGTTAGTGGTAGTAAATCTAAATTTTATAAAGAATTTGAAGATTGTGATTTTATATGTAAGACTGTTTATAAAAGAGAAGACGCAAAGGACTTACAATTTCCAGTAATTGCAAAGCCAGATGGAGAACACTCTGGACTAGGTATAGAAATATTTGATAAATATGAAGATTTAGAAAAAAGTAAAGGTGAATTTGCAAATTATTCAGAAGCAAAAGATCTTGATAAAGAATTCAGAGTACTATTAATGAATGATAAAATAGTTCTAGTCCATGAGAGAGTTTCAGCAGGTGAAAATGAAATTAGAGACAAAGAATCAAATGAACAAACTGAATTTACATATGTTGACCAGGACATGTCTAAACTAGATTTTTTAGAAAAAGTAAATGGAATTTGTAAAACTATTAGAGAAAAGATGAGGTTAGGCCTTTGGTCAATTGATTTAATGATTGATAAAGAAGGTAAATGTTGGGTTGCTGAAATAAATTCAGCTTCTGGCATGGCAGCTGATAAAATGGCCAGAGTTTATGTTATGATATATGAAGACTTTTATGGTGAAAAATTACCACAAGAATTTAAAAATTATTTAAACGAAGAATATATTAAGCCTATTTATAAAATTAATCTTAAAGAAAATGTAGCTCAAATTAAGAAATCTAAATGCTGCGTTAATTATCAAAACATCATAGACGGTAAAGAAACAATACTTTAATATTGCATATAATATTATATGTATAGTATATCAGAACTTAAGAAGACTCTCGTTTTAGATATTGAAACGACTAGTCATTATGAAAATTACGAAGATTTTTGTGCTAACCACCCAGGTGAAATGAAATTCTGGGCTAGAAAGGCAGCAGTATGTAGAAAAGATTTTGCTGAATTAGCAGATAAATCAGATGGTGAAATCTATAAGCAATATGCAGCAGTATATCCTGAATTTGGTAGAATAGTTTGTATCTCAATAGGTCAAGTTAAATTTGACGATGATGACAATCCAACATTTTTAAAGAAATCATTCTATGGTTCTGATGAAAGAAAGAATGTTGAGGATTTTATAGAATTTATGAGAGCTGTGTTTAATAAAATACCAGATGTTAAAATTCTAGGTCATGATATTAAAAGGTTTGATATGCCTTACATTCTTAAAAAATGTATGATAATGGGCATTAAAGTTCCAAGTAAATTTCATTTACATGATATGAAGCCATGGGAAAACTGTCTATTAGATACTATTGAAATTTGGAAATGTGGTAGTTGGGGTGCAGGAGTTTCACTAGAGCATTTAACATTTATGTTAGGAATTTCAAATCCTAAAGAAGCTGATGTATCTTCTAATGAAGATTATGGTGGAATTGCTAGAGCCTATTGGAATGGAATGATGGAAGAGTTAAAAGATTATTGTGAAGAGGATATTAGAGCCACTATGAACGTTTTATTGAAATTTAGCCATCAACAAACTATTTAGTTTGATATATAAAATATGTTAACATTTAAAGAATATAATTTATTAGAATCATTAGACGATTCTAAACAACATGTTTATGTAATTAAAAAAAATGGAAAAGTAGCATATATCGGCATTGGTACAAAGGCTAGAACACATACTTCATTATCTCAATTTAAAAAGAAAAACGGAGGAGATTGTAAAATCTCAATAGAAAGTTCTTATTCCACAAAAGAAGCTGCCCTTAAAAAAGAAGCTGAATTAATTAAAAAATATGGTATTAAAGCAGAAGGTGGGAAATTAGATAATGAAAAGTTTGGAAACACCCCTTCAGATTTTTTAAAGAAAAAACACAGCGATGGTCTTAAAGGTTCTAAGCAATCTAATAATCATAAACAAAATATTAGTAAATCTCTTAAAGGTACTCCAAAAACTACAGCACATGCTAAGGCAATTAGTGATGCGATGAAAGGTTGACAACGACCTACTTACCTTAAATATGACAAATTCTGTCCTTCTATTTTCACATTTATGACAATATTACTAACACTGAAGAAATTACTAACTTAGAATTAGCCTTACCTGGTTTTTCTAAAAAAGATTTAAATATTGAGGTTGAAGGTAGAACTTTAACAATTTCTGCTGAGGTTAGTGAAGAAGATACTACTAAATATTATAAAACATTTAAAAAGTCTTATCTCTTACCAACTAATGCAGATACTGATAATATCTCAGCAAAGATGGTGAATGGACTATTGATTTTGGCAATAAAGCTGAATCTAAATCTATTACAATTAAGTAAATTGTTAATAACTTTTGAAAAAAAGCGGCCTAGGATTTTCACGGGTCGCTTTTTTTGTTTATATTAGTATTATAATTAAAACTTAAAAAAAATGGACACAGCTAGATATACAGTAAAATTATTTAAAGATGGTGAAATTATAGACTATCTAAATACAGACGACGAAGACTTAGCTCATACCACTTCATTCGAATTAATAGAAAAATATGGTAATGGTAATGTTTGGATATGTAATGTATTTGTTGAATGGATGGTAGGATAATAAATAAAATATGAGAATAGATTATAAAATATTAAAAAAGATAGAAAAAGAATATGGGTCTGATGATTTTCAAGTAGGCCCATCGGATGAAGGAATGTTTGGGAGCATTATACTTAGATTTGGATATTGGGGAAGAGTTCCATTAGATTCTTTACAAAAAACAGTAGGAGACAGGTATACTGTTGAAGAAAGAGAGTATGAAGACGAAGACACAGGGTGGCTATACCACTATATTTTAAAATAAAAAGGATAAATATAATATTATGAAAGATTATTTTGACAACGAGGATTATGATGATTTGTTTGATGATGAAAACAATAACCATAGAGGTAGTGAATCATTTGATAGCTTAGATGATTTTAATGAAGATGGCTTTAAGGATTTAATTGAAAAATTAAAAAGAGTTAGAGAAGAACAACTAATTATGGAAAACTATAACAACATTGTAAAAAAGGGAGTAGACGTTGAAGGTATTGCTGAATATGGTGAAGATAATTTAAATAGACTAAAACAAACTCTTGATATTATGATTGAGTTTTTTGAAGATAGAGAAGATTATGAAAAATGCCATGATGTTAAATTATTTTCAGATCAAATAAATACTATTGAATTTTGAAATACGTAAAAACATATAAAGTATTTGAACATCAAGGGACTGGTGATGCAACAGGTGAAGATTCTAATTTATATAATATTAGAAACTTTAGAGGCACTATAAAAGACTTTGATAATTATTTTAAATCTAAAATAGGTGAAACAAATCCATATAAAGATAATATAAAGGTAGATGGGCCACAAATAGATAGTCCACGTGAAGGAGAAAAGGATAATAGTTTGCCTTACCAGGATTTTCAAAACGGAAAGTCAGACCTAGTAAAAAACAAATATGGAAAATAATAAACTTACACAAGATCTTTTAAAACAATTAAAGAGAATTGCAGATGCTCTTGAAAAAGGGAATGTATTAACTGAAGCACAAAATAAAAAATATGAAAAGTTTAATAAGGTGCAAGAAAAGAAGGCAACTCTAGAATTAAAAGATATTCAAGAAAAAAGAAAAGTAGGCCAAGTTACTGAGATTATTAATAAGAAACTTGATCAATCATAGGAGATGAACTACTACAACGTATTAGGCGTAGATAAAGGGGCATCTGATTCTGAAATAAAGAAAGCATACCGTAAAAAAGCAAAGGAGTATCATCCTGATAAAAACGGCGATCCAGAAAAGTTTAAGGAAGTTAGTGAAGCTTATGATGTTTTAGGAGATAAAACTAAGAAGCAAAACTATGATCAATTTGGAGATCCTAAGGGAAGTCCATTTGGTGGAAGGAATCCTTTTGGAGGCAATGGTGGAAATCCCTTTGGTGGCAGTGGAGACTTTGCAGATATGTTTAATGACATATTTGGAAATAGAAGACAGGCTAAGGGTCAAGACTTTAGGGTTAATATGACTTTTAATTTTAACGAAGCATTCCACGGTTGTCGTAAAGAATTTTCAGTAAATGGACAAAGACTTGCTATGAATTTTAAACCTGGTTTATTTACTGGGCAAACATTTAGAATTAACGGTAAAGGAGGTGCTAACCCCTATAATCCTGATGGACCTAGAGGGGATGTTATTATAAATGTAACAGTTATACAAGATTCTAGATTTGTGTTACAAGGGAGTGATATATGGACTGAATTAAATCTTGACTGGTGGGACATAATGATAGGTTGTAAAAGAGAAGTTGAAACACCTGATGGCAAAGTTTTACTTAAAATTCCAGAAAACACATATCCTGGCAGGGTACTGAGGATAGTTGACAAAGGTTTCCCGATATATAATACAACAAACAGAGGAAGTTTGCTTTGTAGGATTAATGGTAAATGGCCAAAACTTACAGAGGAACAACTTGAATATGTTAAAAAAATAAAAGTAAAATGATAGGCGAAAGTCCACTTGGTGAATTTAATGATTTTGAAATGTTTCTAAATATGTTAGTAACTAAACCAATTAATCCTGGTCACGTCTATGAAATGATTTATGATGCTTTAATAAAAGATACTTCATATGCAATATATGGAGGTTATCCAAAGGATTTAAAATTAAAAGCCTTAGATTCTTTAATTAATTGGTTTGAATTAACTGAAGAATTTGAAAAATGTAAAGAAGTAAAAACTATAAAAGACAAGATATGCTCATAGTAAATGTAAAGAAAGATATAGAAAAGGCGTTAAAGCAATATAAGCGTAAAGTTATTAAGACTAAGCAATCTAGAAAACTTAATGCAAAACGATACCACACCAAAAAATCAGTACTCCGTAGAGAGGAAGTCAAAAATGCCCAATATATTGAGAGAATGTATGGCAACAAAAATAATGACTAATAATATAATCTATTTTTTTTATTAAACAAGGCCGCTGAGGAAAGGTAGTTGGAATATATAAATAAAAGTAAGTAAAATGGCAATGGAAGGATATTTATCCAGTGAGGATCACGACAAATTAATGGAAGAATCATACGAACTGTTAAGTAAAAATCACACTAAATCAGTTAATAGATTCATTGTATATAAAGAAGGAAGCCAAAGTGTTGAGGTACCTCATGGTATTGGTCAACGTTCTAAATATATCGACTTGCTTATTAAGCACTTTGAAGAAAAAGAAGAATATGAAAAATGTACAAATCTTCAAGAGCTTAAAGAACTTGTTATAATGGCAGGTGACTAAAAATAATACAATAAATGAGTAAAGGCCAAAAATCTAAAAGTGGAATTAACATTAGTACACTTCTTAAAGATTGTGTAAAAAGAGTTCAACTTAGGCAATCACAGCAACAATATGTAAGAACTGTAGATGAAAATAAAATAATATTTTGCCATGGCCCTGCCGGAACCTCAAAAACCTTTACAGCATGTTATATCGGACTTAAGATGCTTAGTGAAAAGCAAATTAAGAGAATTGTACTTTGTAGACCAATGGTTGAAAGTAGCGAAAAACTTGGATTTTTACCAGGTGTATTAGAAGAAAAGATCTCACCATATTTAAAATCATATAAATCTAATATTGAAAAAATAATAGGTAAAGAAGCAACAAGTGAATTGTTTGAAAAAAATATTATTACATTTGAGCCACTTGCATATATGAGAGGTGATACTTATGATGACGCATTAATGATTCTCGATGAGGCACAAAATGCTGAAATGAAAAGTTTAATGTTATTTGTAACAAGAATGGGTAAATCAAGTAAATCAATTGTTGCAGGTGATATTAATCAATATGACATTCAAAGAAACAAAGTCAGTATGCCTAAGTTTTATGAAATAATTAAAACAACTAAAGGAGTGGGCCAACATATATTTACAGAAAAAGATATTGTAAGAGCCAAGATACTTATTGAAATCGTTAAAAAGTATGATGCTTGGAAAGATAACGAAGGTAGGTAGCTCATAATAAACCTTTTTCATTTTTTTTATATAATTAATATATGAAAAAAGCAAAACACATTATTTTAAAATCTTACATGAACGAAAACCTCATTGAGGTAGGATTAGATGAAGCAGGAAGAGGAGCATTGGCTGGACCAGTCGTGGTTGCAGGTGTTATAATGCCAAAAGGATTTACACATCCTTTAATTAAAGATTCTAAATTATTAAATGAAGGTGAAAGAAGAGAAGCAAGAGCATTGGTGTTAGATAATGCAATTTCATATTCAATTAAAGCCATTGATGTAGATTATATTGAAAAAACAAATATTTTAAAGGCTACATTATTTGGAATGAAAGAATGTTTAGATGGAATTAAAATGAAAGGAGATCAATTTGATTTTATTCTTGTAGATGGAGATCAATTCCATGGTTGGAATGGACTTCCATTTGAAACAGTAGTTGGAGGTGATAATAAATACACATCTATTGCTGCAGCTTCTATACTTGCAAAAACAAGTAGAGATTTAATTATGAAAAAATTAAACGAAGGCCATGAACAATATGGTTGGAATTCCAATAAAGGTTATGGAACTAGTGCACATCGAAATGCAATTAAACAGGATGGAGCAACTGAACATCACAGAATGAGTTTCATAAATCACATGTTAACCTCAACTGTGAGTTTATTTTGAAAAACCTGCTAATAGGCATAGGGCTTTACACAGTATCTCAAACACTGGTTTGGTTTCAATCAAATGGTCAATTTCTATGGCCTTTCTTTAAAAAAAATACATGGCTTATTGCACTACTAGGAAGTGGTGTAGGTTATATGTTTATTGTAGGAACTAAATATATTGCTGAACACTATGATGGTCAAATTTGGCCTGGTAGATTTATAGGATTTTCTATTGGGATGGTAACATATTCTATATTTACGTATTTTCTTATGGGAGAAGGCATGAATCTTAAAACTACTATTTGTTTAATGCTATCCTTTTGCATAATATTAATTCAACTTTTTTGGAAAATAAGTTAACTAGGATTTTTTTATGTCATTGGAAATAGTTATATTTATATAAAATGAAAGAATATAAAAAAAGAAGTAGTAAGAAATCAAGAAACGCAATGCGACTTTCAGTAATCAATTCAATAGCTATTGTATTATTATTTGTTGCATTTTTAATACTAAGACAATGAAAAAAGAGAAATGTTATTTAATACAAAAGACTATTTTAGAAAAGGGAATTACAGTTTATATTAATGATAGCCTAGGTGAAACTGTGGAATTTACACAACATAGTGAGGCAATAAAGTTTTGTAAAATATTAAACTCAAATTCTGATAATAATTGTAAATATGAAATAGAAGAAATATGATAAATGAAAAACCTGAAGTTATAGTCGTTTGGAGAAAAAACGAAAGAGCAACAAAAAGATATATGACAGTTTTTAAAGACATTAAAGTAGATGATGTTTTAGAAGAAAAAAGAAAACCATTGTTGGATAATAGTTATACAATGGATGAAGTCGGAATTGGCTCTTCATTTATAGATACTTGGCAACATAAATATAAAATTAATAAATATAACATAGTAAAAAAATAAAAGAGTATGCACCCAATAGACCTTAATTATATTAGTCACGAAACAAGACATCTTAATGAAATGGAAGTCAGAGTAAGCGACTTAAAAGAAAATAAAATAAAATATGTAAAAGAGCTTGAAAAAAGATTCAGGAGAAACTGTAATTTAGAAGAAGCTCAACGTAGATTAAAGGATCATCTTGATAGAAATCCTAAAGGAGAAGAAATGAAAAAGCTAAAAGCAATGGATTCTACATTGCGACATGTTATTAAGCAAATGAATATTAGAAAAGAAAAACTAGAAAAATTCCACAATGAAAAAAAGGGAGAAGGAAGTTCAGATTCTTAATGACCTCTTAAATGAATTACAGTTTATAAAAAAGGTAATTCAAAGTTGCAAAACAGGTCAACAATTAGAAATATCAATTGATTGGATGAATCGATGGAAGCACAATCGCAAGAAATGGATCGAATCTAAAGGAATGCCATATTTATTAAAAGAGTTTGAAAGTATTGAATTCTTTAAAGAATTAAACAATTTACAATAATTTTATATAATATTAGATGTTACAAGCAATTTCAATATACCTGCTAATCGGAATCTTAATTAATGTATTAGTTGATTTAATGTACGACTGGATGGGTAATAATAAAATAGACTATAATTTAGTAGACACTAACATGTCCAATGAAAAATGGAATAATTTTACAAAGATCGTCGTTACTCTATTATGGCCAATATGCATTGTTTACGTGGCAATACAAATTTTTAACGAATATACAAAATGACAAATTACGGATACTGTTGTATTAACAAAACACTTGCCGAACAAGGTATTAAAGTCGGTAGAAAAATGATTAAAAAAACCTTTACTGAAAGAGGTATTGAATATGCAGGTCAACTTGCACTCTTAAATGTAAATGACATGTGTAAAATTATTAAATGGAATAATGAAAATGGCATTAAACTTTATCGCATGTCTTCAAGTATGTTTCCATGGTCTACTGAATATGCACTAAAGGATCTTCCTACATATAATAGAATTAAAGTATTATTACAAGGCGCTGGTAGTCTAGCAATGGAAGGTGGTCAAAGACTTACATTCCATCCTGGTCATTTTTGCGTATTGGCTAGCATGACTCCTAAGGTAGTATCTTCTGCGATACATGAATTAAATCAACATGGCGAAATCATGGACCTCATGGGTCTCCCAAGAAATCCTAACGCACCTATCAATATACATGTCAATACAACAATGGGTGGCAAGAAAGAAAGTATGGAAAGGTTCTGTAAAATATTTAAAACACTAGATGAAAGTGTAAGATGTAGACTTGTTGTAGAAAATGATGACAAGAAAGCACAATACAGTGTAAAAGATTTGAAAGAAGGAATTTCAGATGTGATTGGCTGTCCAGTTATGTTTGATTATCACCATCATTGGTGTTATGCAGATCCAATGCCAGTCAAAGAAGCATTTGAACTTGCAAGATCAACATGGCCAAAAGGAACTAAACAATGTACACACTATAGTTCATGTAAACAAATACATGAAGATAGTTCAGTTATGAATAGAGCACATGCTGATTATATTTATGAAACTATTCCAACATTTGGTTATGATGTAGACGTGGAATTGGAAGCTAAGGCTAAAGAACTTGCATTAATTAAATACTTAGAAGATCTAGCCCATAAAAAATTTTATAAGACTCAAACTGGTCAAACATTAGTTGTTTAAAATAATTAATATATTATAATGATATATAATTAATAACAAAAAAAACTATTTTAAAATGAATACTGACCAAATTTTATCATTCGAAGAGTTTTCAACAAAAGGTACTGATACTGTAACTGCTGAAGCTCCAACTGTTGATACTGATGTCACGGACACTGAAACAACAAATCCAGAAGCGGAAGCTACAGAAGAATCTAAAGAAGTAGATACTGAACCTATGACAGTTGCTGAAATGTACAAGAATATTAAAGAAGCTTGTAAGAATGAAGCAATGGCTTATGAAGCTGATGATTATAAAGAACATACAAAAGACACATACATGACTGAAATGGCTACACTTGCTGCTGAAACTGCATGTAATGTTATTCAAGAAATGTATGAAAAAGAAGATTGTACAAAGGAACAATATGAAGCTGCATGTAATTCTATAAAAGAAGCTTATGCTAAAAAATGTAACGAAGCTTGTGAAGCATATGGTACTTCTGAAAATGAAAGACCTGAATCTGAGAACGAACCAGTTCAAGGACCAGAAAATTCAATAATTTCTAAAGAAGAAAAATAAACTATAATGAATAAGATAAAGGAAATCGTAAATGCGTCTTGGTTTAAAGCCGCAATTGCAGGAGGAATAGCAACCCTATTACTATTCCAAGGAGATAAATTCTACGCTGGCATTGCTTATGGTATTGCCATTAGAGAATTCTTATTAGGACTTAAAGTTGAAGGCGGGACTCAACAACTTAATTCTTAATAAATTTATTAACAATTTAAAAACTTTAATCAAGCCATCTATATAATAATAAAGATGGCTTTTTTAATACAAACTAAACAGACATGCCAAAGACACCAATAGAATATACATATATGCAAGTTGCTTATCAATTTGCTAAATTAAGCTATGCTGAAAGAAGGCAAGTTGGATGTATTCTCGTTAAGAATGAACAAGTAATAAGTTTTGGCTATAATGGAACGCCAAGAGGATTTGATAACACTTGTGAATTAGATAACACTACTAAACCTGAAGTGTTACATGCAGAATCTAATGCTATTACTAAAGTTGCCCAATCTACGATGGGAAGCGGCGGGGCGGAACTCTACACTACAACAGCCCCCTGTTTTAGTTGTTCAAAAATAATTATTCAATCTGGTATATCAAGAGTATATTATTCAGAAACATATAGGGATATGTCAGGTATAGAACTATTAGAACAAGCCAATATAGAAGTAATAAGAATAGAACCAATACACATGAATGGATCAAGTAAATAAGATAATAGAACAAGCACTACAGGAAAAAACTTTTGGTAAAGACTTTAAGTTTAGACAATATCAACGTGAAACAATCACAGCAATCGTTAATCAATATATAGAAGACCCTGAGTCTACAATAGTTATAGATGCTCCAACAGGTACTGGTAAATCAATTATTGCAATGTGGTCCTCATACATCCTCAAAGAACTTGGCAATCAAGGCTACATAGTAACATCGGATAAAACACTACAAGAACAATACGAATATGACTTCTCACAGTATAATACAGGATGGCCCTCAATTCAAGGCATTGACAACTACAACTGTGAAGTGAATGGCCTGCCGTTTAGCCTAGGTGAATGTAAGATGAGAGGCTACTCTTATGGCCAAGCCGAAAGACTACAATGTGCCAGAATGTGCGACTATTTAAACACTCGTAAAAAGGCGATCGATGCACCAGTTACCCTTGTAAATTATAGTTTCTGGTTAATACAACAAAATTATGTTAATTATAGAATGGCTGTAAGACAAATGGAGAAAGAAGGACATAATACCCTTATTAATGATGTGTCCTCGGAACGATATGATGAAATACTAGAGTCATATGATAATTTTTTTCCTTTTAAAAAACGGGACTTTGTTTTCTTTGATGAAGCACATAAGATAGATGAAATTGTTCAACAACATTTTTCTCCTTCTTTGAAAAAATTTTCCCTTTTTAAAACAGGCGCTTTGATTGACTTCATGATGGCTGAAGGAGTTAGAGTCCCAGCAGTTTCTAAAAGTTTTATAGGAGATCTAATGGATGAAATTCTAATAGAAGAAAATAAGGAAAAACTTCTCATTAAACTAGCGAAAGTAAAAGGATTTTTATGGAGCATTTTAAAAGGTAGAGCAGAATTAAATCAGCGAGCAAAACAAAAGTTTGGAATTGATGTAAATTCAAGTCTTCCAAAGAAATGGCAATGGGCATTTTCACAGCTTGACGGACTTAAAGATACTCATTGTAAAATTGAAGACTATTTAGAAATTATAGAAACTACAGGCATTGAGTCTATGGTTTTTAATCAAAACCTACATGATGGTGAAATTAAATTAATGTGTTTGAGTGAGGCACATCTAATTAAAAAGCATTTACACAAAAGAGCAGGCTTTAAAGTATTTATGTCAGCAACTATCGGAGAACCTAAAACTTATATGAAAGTAATGGGAATAGACAATGCTAAATTTATCAGACTATCTAATGGATTTACATATGAAAAATCTCCAATTGTATTTGTTGATAGATGGAAGATGTCAATGCAACATAAACATAAAAGTTTACCTGAAGCTATTAAGATGTTAGATCAAATTTTAGAGAAACATAAAGGGCACAGAGGACTTATTCACACGGGAAGTTATGAATTTAGTCAATATATTAAAGGACACACCTCAAACATTAGAAGGATTATTGAGTATAATAAGAGTAGTGAAAAGAAAGAAGCATTGGTTAAATTTAAGAATACAATGAATGGAGTTATTATGGGTCCATCAATTCTTGAAGGTTTAGATTTTAAAGATGACACTTGTAGGTTTCAAATATTTTTTAAAGTACCCTATCCTTCATTAGGAGATCCATTAACAAGTGCTAAAATAAAGAAATCACCAGGTTGGTATGATTGGAAAACTGGAATAACAATCCAACAAGGCGCAGGTAGAAGTATTAGAAACAAAGAAGATTGGGCAGTTACATATATATTAGATGCCTGCTTTGGAAATCTGATAAATAAACTAGAATACTTTCCAGATAATTTTAAACAAAGAATTAAGACAATAAAATGACGTATATAAGAACAATCCTACCAGAACCAGATGTATTAAGAAAAATGATAGCAGAACAAGGAGAAGTTACTATTTTTAAAAGATATAAAAAATATGACACTCTACAGGGTTCAGCGGAAAGTACTAAAATCATTAATGAAATACTATACAAACATTATAATAAAAAGAAACCTATAAAACAGTAGGTAGGTTGCTATTAAACTTAAACTTCTATGTCACTTTTTCGTAAACTTTTTAGGAAAGGTAAATATAATATTAAAAATAAAATTATGTCAGAAGAAAAGACTGCCAATATTTATGTATGGCAAAAATCTGAAAGAATAGGTAAAATAGTAGTTGAAAAAGAAACTAAAGACGGTTGGTTATACTTTACAGATGGAAGTAGAATTAACCCTAAATTAGCGGGTGAATATCTAAGTCAAGCAGTATCAATGGAAGATGCTGAAGGTATTGCAAAAATATTAAGCCCAGTTGCTGGAGTTTCTCAAGCGGGTACAGAAAAAGGACCAGGTGTTATGATGCATGAAACTGAACCTAAAAAACCAACTGAAATAATTACAGAGACTAAAGGCTTGGATACTAATGTTGAAAATGATATTGTAGTTGGTATTTTAGAAAAGCTCAGTAAAAAAAATAAAACTAATTTTGATATTAGCATAGGTGTTAATATACCAGGAAAGACTATTTTTAAAGCTTTACAAATGGATATGGAAGAAGAAGAATTAAAAGAAGGTCTAGTGAAGCTTGTAAAAAAACAGATAAATAATTTAGAACAAAAATTAAACAAAGAAGTAGAAACTTTTATTCAAACACAATACTATGAATAGACAAGAAAGAAGAAGAGCATACAAATCTATGGGAATTCTTAAAAACAAGAGTTCAAGATCTTATTTAGACCCTGTAAGAATCGCAATTTCTAAACAACTTAGCGGAGAAGGAAAGGCAAAACACAGGTCAATGATTGAAGAAATTGAAAGAAAACATTCAGAAAATTTAGAACACAAATATGCTGAATATAAAAAACAACTATGGGCAGATGGATGGAGAGGAAAGGAAATAACACTTTTACTTGAAGTATGGTCTATTAAAGCGGTAAAAGATAAAAAAAATTATCAAGAGGATAAAAGGAAATGTAAAAACCTTAATAAGAAGGCTAAAAATATTAGAGTAAAGCGTCTTAAAAAATAAAAATGGTTACAGTACTTATTGACATAGCTGATAATGGCGTAGTTAAAATACTTCAAGATGATAATTATAATGGAGGAGGTGAATTATACTCTAATAAAGTTGTATATGTATTTGATGAAGATCCTGATTATGAAAATAGAATTAATTTCTTAAAAGATCTTTGTTTAGACATTGGTTTATCTTGTGGAAATATAGAAGATAATAAAAGGCTTAATATTAACCTCTATAAAAAACCAAAGGAAATGTCGCTTATGACAAAGAAGGAGTTAGAAACTCAGATAATGGCAGCAGCTAGACTTGTGGAGAAGTATAAAAAAGAACTTAAAAAATATGAATCTTAAGGTAGAATGTATATGGTGTAAAACTAAAACTGATTTTAATAGATTTGCAAGAGAAACTAAAAAATCAGAAGAATATGACAAGTTTAAAAATCAAATAATTTCTTATAATGAAATTGGTGATAGACTTTCTAAGAGTGATCCTTATGGAAATACTCCATCTGAAACTTTAGTTGCTTTACATATACAAAAATTAATACGGAATCTTGTTAATAAAAACAGGAGAGTAGAAGAAGAGGTTGAAGAAGATCAAACTGCAAAAGTTACATATCTTCTTAAAAACTTAAATCAAGAAAATGTACTAAATTTTAAAAACTTTATTAATGAAATAGCAGACGGTGTAGAGTTTGAATTAGTAGTTATTAATAGAGAAGATAAATTAGATCCTAAAGTATTGAGTAAATTCGATAGCGTTAGAATTGTAGATAATGATAAGACATAAGATATTTTCAAAAGGTGAAAGAATCCATGCTCTAATACATTCAACAACAAATCCAAATATTTTATTTCCAGTTAGAGGCACGATTTATGATACTAAATTTGATGAGTACAATCCTCAATATCAAATTAAAGTAGATAAAATGTATGATGATATTGCATTCTTAAAGCGATATTTATTTAAAGGCCGAACTATCCGAAACTTTGATGGTAAAGATAGCAGATGGAAATTTACAAGAACAAGTTATAAAACAACAGATGAGTTTGTACAAAAAGTTTTTAATGGTGATAATTGGGAAGGCTACTTAATTGTAGTTGATAGTGTTTATTGCTGTAGAACAAGAAAAGAACAAATTGACTTCTTTAATAAGATACAAACATTTATGATACAAAAGAATCTGAGAGAGCTATTCGAGATGACTAGAAGGAAAGAATACAGATATGGCAGATTTTATTATCATACTAAAGATATGTTCAAGAGAGCACTTAAAAAGTTCTTTGGTGAACGATCACCTCAATCAGATAAATGGTGGAATGATTTTCTTGCATCCACTGACATTAGAGATTTGGACAAACACGTCTAAACTTTAAGTGATATATAAATAAAAATACACAATACTACATGGGTTTAAAGGCAGCAATTAATGCTACTACGGAGGGTGCCAAATATGTTTATAAGAAAACTACAGGATTTGGAGAATTCATTTATGATAATATAGAAGCAGGGATTGAAGAGACTAGGGATAAACCTATATCAGGTGCAAAGAACAATCCTAAAACCCCAGCTCCTCCTACTACAAATAGACCTGGTGTAATTGAAACTGAATTAACTCAACAGTCGGGTGGAGCATATACTAAAGAAGCTCAATCTGCTAAATATAAATTAGATAGAGGTAAAACTGCAACTGAAGGAAAAGCTCCTAGAAGTAGTGTTAATAACTGGAGTTTATTAAAATATAAAGGCGCTCCTCTTGATGGGGGATATGATTTTAAATCATATAAAGAATTAAAAAGAAATGCAACTATTGGAGCTGCTCTTAATCCAACTGCAAAAACTATTATAGAAGAATGTAGTAAAGTACAAAAGGCAGACGGATATCAATATAAAATGGCAGACTTTATTTTTTGTGAACATTATGGTAAAATACCAAATAATCATTTACTTACCTTAAGAAGATTTGCATTTCCAGTAGAAGATAATATTATTTCTCCAAAGGCTTTTGACGCAGATGGAAAAGCCTATGAGTCTACTCAGCCTGCACTTGCAACTGCAGTAACATGGATGAGTCCTACTATTGGTAATACATTAAATGAAATATTAAAATTTAGCGTAGGTTATAATTGGAAAGAGGCAAAGGCTGAATTACAAGAAATTAATAGTAAAAGTAGAGATAAAGGCATGTTAGGTAGTGCATTAGATAGTTTTCCAATGAGTCAAAATATTCAAGGTGGTTTAAAAGGGGAAAGCGCAAGTTCAACTTATAGGAGAAAACAACAAGGTGAAAACTGGGATCCTATTAAACAAACATATCCTAACCATTCTTTAGTACCATTAAATATAATAGACTCTGTACAAATTAGAGAAAAAGGCTTAAAATGGTCTCAAGAATTTAGTTTAACTTTTAAGTTTGATATGAAAGGTATTCCTAATACTAGTCCTAAAGTTGCAATGTTAGATGTATTAGCTAATATGCTAGTATTAACTTCTAATCAAGCTCCTTTTTGGGGAGGTGCAGTTAGATATACAGGAGGTGGTAAAAAAGGAAAGCCACTTGGAGATCTTAAAAAATTACAATCAGGAGATTTAAAAGGATTTTTTGGTAGTATTGTAAAAGATTTAAGTAAAAGTATAACAGGCGGCATTAAAGATCTTTTAAAAGGTGGTGATAGTAGTATATTAAATAATGTTATTGGAGGTGGGGCTATGAAATTATTAGGTGGCCCACAAGGTGCTCAAATTGCATCTGCGCTTTTAACTGGTGAAGCAACTGGACAATGGCATTTAACAATTGGAAATCCACTTAACCCTATTGCGGTTATTGGTAATTTAGCAATGACAGATGCTGACTTTGAATTAATGGGTCCTCTAGGTTATGAAGACTTTCCTACTAAATTAAAGGTTACAATTAAACTTCAACCTGGCAGACCAAGAGGTAAGGATGATATTGAATCAATGTTTAATGCAGGTAAAGGTAGATTATATGTTGCAGAAGAAGGATTAATCGATGTAAATAAATCATATGACGTTGATGCTTATGGTAAACAAAATGGTAAGCCAAACATGCTTAATAAAAAGATTGGAAAATTTGCTAACGGATAATGGAATTTAAAAGTTTAATAGATAAAATAGTTGAAGGAGGTAGGTTGCTGTTAACTCAACCGACAATGTTGTTTAGAAATAGAGAAGATATTGGCCTTATTACCACACATGAAGTAAAGAGAGATGAGGAGGGTAGAATAGATCTTATTGCTTCTGACTATTATGGAGATACTTCTAAAGTCGATTATATTTTAAAATTTAATGGAATATCAGATCCTTTTTCAATAGTAGAAGGAGACTTAATAAAAATACCAGTAGATGGTGTAAAGACATTTAATTTAGAAAGGCCAGGTAAAACTACTTCTAATATAGTTAGACAAGAATTTATAGACTCAAAGAGACTTACTAAAAAGGATAAAAAGAGAATTGACTTTTTGAAAAAGAAATATAAAATTAAAGAAGTTCTTCCTCCAAATGTTTTAAAAACAGGATTTGCTCCTTCAGAATTTAAAGAAGATGGATCAACTGTAATGGGTATGGGTTCACAAACTCCTGAAACTACATTTAAGCCAGGTAAAACTGGTAAAACTTCTGAAGAATCATTTAAAGCTGCTTCTAAAAAAGCAAAAGATGCTCAATTAGCAAGTAAGGCTGAAAAATTAAAATCAAACGTAGTACTAAAATCAATTTCAGGTAGAGATCCAAAGGAATTAACAGATAGAGAAATTGCCGTGTTAGCAAGACAAGGAATTAGTGTTGCTGATTTAATTGAATTACAAAAAGGAGGAGATGCTACTGGTATTGAAAGAACATTTGATGTAGACACCAAATCTGATAAATCATATAAAACTGAAGTAGTCGGAGGTGGTAAAATGTCAACACAAAAGTCTGAGGTTTATGATAGAAATAAAAAGACTACAACTACTACTAAAACAATTGTTAGACCTGATGGCTCTTCAGAAACTACACAAACTGTTACTTTTTCAAAATCTAATGACGAAAGCAACTCCATCAATTTAGATCAATCTACCCCTAACCCTTCTGGAAATTCATCTTTAAGATCTTCTGATGCTGGAGAGAGTAACTAAATTAATTTAGATACATACTATAATGGATTTAGACAATAATATATTACAGGTCGTTGAACCTAGTATTAGAGCCACTGAGGTTAAATTCGGAACAGCCGATGAAGATAAAGGTGCTGATAAAAGAACAAAATCAGTTGGTGTTAATCAGCCTTATGTTATAATAAACGGTTATGAATTTAAAGGTTCTGATATTTTATATTGTAAATTAAGCGTAAATGGTTTTTATCCTAAATTAACATTATCCCTATCAGACTCTAGAATGGCATTTGACGTTGGTACATATCCTAGAGATGGAGACAATATTACATTATTAATTAATTCAAAAAATCAAGATACTTTTAAAAGTATTCATATGGATTTTGATATTACATCAGTTAGTTCTCCATCAACTCCTAGTGGATTTGCAGGAGATACTGCTAGAGATTATAATTTTCAAGGAGTTTGTAAAATACCCGGTTTATTTGCAGAAGATTGTAAATCTTATGGTGAAGGTACAAGTTTAGAACATATTGAAAAGGTGGCAACTGAATTAAAATTAGGTTTAGCAACTAATATTGACGTCACTGATGATTTACAAAATAGAATTCAGCCATATAGTACTAAATTTGATTTTATTAAAGATGTTGTAAATTATTCATATGTTGGTGAAGAGTGTTTTCAAACTTTCTACATAGATCAATATTATAATTTAAATTTTGTTGAGTTAAATAAAGTTTTTAATTCTAAAAGATTAAGCGGAGATGATATGCAAAATAGTATTACGTCTTATGCTAATTCAATTGAAGTAGATAGAACTTCAGAAAATTCAGATAATATTGAAACTAAAGTAATGTTAACAAATCATTTAGCAGCTGATAAAACTGGAAATAAAATATGGGCATATAATCTTAAAAATAATTCAAGTAGAATTTCATTATCAAATGGCTATAAAAGAATTTTACAAATGTGGGATAATTTAGAAGAAGCAAGTAGCCCTGAATATGGGGATAGTAGACTTATTGAATTTGACATTGAGGCGTTTAGTACAAAGAAGGAAAACCTACTTGACATGGAAGAGCCTTTAAAGGGTAGAAAAGATGAAGATTTTTATGAGTCACAAACTAAACATAAATGGGTTGGTAGAATGCAAGACTATTCTTTAGATGGCAATGTACATTTAAATCATAAATACTCAGTCTTAAATAATTACCAAAATATAAAGGAATTAGAAAAGATGGTATTAGTCGTAGACTTAGAAACATTTAATCCAGGCTTATATAGAAATCAAATGGTGCCAGTTATTATATACAATGTAGAAGATAATAAAGTGCAAATGTCAAGAGATAATGATGCATTGTTAAAAGAAAAAGGAGTTAAGCCTGAAAATAAGTCATTTGATTTTGAAGATGATGGTGAAAGTGATATGACATTAGACGATTTTACGTCTGGTCATTATGTGATTGGAGGAATAGAATATATATATGAAACAGGAAATCCTACAATTAGACAAAGATTAACTTTGTTAAGGAGAGAATGGCCTGTTAGAGCAAACTCTTTATAATATGAAAAATAGCAACGGATACTCTTCAACTGAATTTAAAAAAGGTACATATAGGCAATACCCATACAGTGACCCTACCTATCTTAGTTTTCTTTTATTATTTTCATGGGATGATAAAAAGTCACCACTATTTAATGGAGAAGCGGTTGCATTTTTAAGAGATGTATATAAAGATGAGATTAGAGCTCAAAAATTAGAAAAGTTTACAAAGTACTTTAAGAAGATTAATACAGAAATGCCATGGATGTGGCAAAGTCTTGCAGGTTTAGAATCTGCATTTGCATATAATAACTTAGAAGACCCATATTGGGGAGGAGATGATAGTGCATTTGAAATAGGATGTTTAGAAACTATTGATTTATCTATAGGTGGAATTATGAGTTTATATAGAGATGTTGCATATGATTTTAATAGATGGGTTGAAGTTTTACCACATAACTTAAGAGAATTTACAATGTATGTAACGGTTAGCGAAATTAGAAATATTAGGCGAACTGTTCCTGATAGTAGTAAAAAACCATGGAGTGATGCTAAGAGTGAGGAGAGAGAATACATTCCTGTAAATCAAGATATAACGGCTGATTCTAAACCACATTTTATGTTTAAATTTACAAGCTGTTATTTTGATCTAAGTAGTGGAACTGGTATATTTGGAGAATATAGTAATACTGAATATGCTGAGGCTAAAAATAAAATTAAAATTAAGTGGAAATCTGTTAAAGAATATAATAGTCATTTTTTAAATGGATTTGACAATAATGCAAGTAATAATAATAATTTAGGAGGTATTAATGTTGGTGAACTAGGAAGTGGAACATCTAGATTAGATAAAGTTAAAGCATTTGGTGAAAACCTAAAAGATGCATTTCAACAAACAAAGGATGGCACTTTAAAGGATAATATTAAAGAAAATGTTTCAGCTAAATTAGATGGAATAAAGCCAAGTGTAGATGGCATTAAATCATTTGCTAGCCAAGCTGCTGGGAATTTTCTAGAAGATGCATTAGCAGATGCAGAGGCATCTGCACAAGGAAAATTACAAGATACATTAGCAGATGCTATTTTAGGAAATGTATATGGAGTAAATACTCTATCAAATGTACAAGATGCTTTAAATGCAGGTAGCTTGAATGGAGTTAGAAATTTAATTAATAAAGAAACATTATCAAATGATAGTGGAGAAGAAGCTCCATTAGCTCCAAGTAATTTATATCCTGAAAGTTCACCTGAAAAGGCATTATCTTCAGATAGCGTATATCCTGAAGGTTCTACTGAAACCCCATTATCTTCAGAAAATGTTTTTCCAAATATTGATCCTGAAAAAGACGCTAACTTAGGTAATATTAATAATTAATGGACGCAGAAACTAGACTTAAAATAATAAACTTTGCTAGAAGAATTGTATGTGGTGAAGTAATGACATCTCCGGAAGATTTACAATTTTATTTAAATTATAGGGTAGAAATAGAAGAAGTACTCAAAACATGGTCAGAAGATTAAAGTAATATATAATATATGAAAGCGGAAGAACTTTTTGCAGATAATTTGAGAGATACTCATTGGCTTGGAAAGGTGGTAGATAATGTTGATCCTAATTTAGAAGGTAGGTTACGTATAATGGTATATGGAAAGTTTGACAAGGTTCCAACTGAAGATATTCCATGGGCTACTAGAGGGAATCAATATATCACAGGTGCATATTCAACACCACGAATTGGAGATATTGTTTCTGTTAGATTTGACAATGGAGATATTTACCATCCTGAATATTTTTTTACAATAGACAGTGAACATAAAGACAAATATAAAGAAGAAGTTCTAGAAGGCTTAGGAGAATCGGAGGCAATTAAATCACATTCATTATTGTTTGATACTAACAATAAGGTTAGAGTTTATTATCATCCTGAAAATGGATTAGTAATAACATTAGGTGACGGTGTACAAGCTAAACCTTTTATGCAAATAAAAAATGATGGTGAAATTAATTTAATAACAGAGGCTAATAACATTTTAGTAGAAACTGATCAAATCGTAGAAATTAAATGTGATAGAGCCTATGTCAATAGTCCTAATATTGAATTAGGAGAAACTGCACTTGAACAAGTAATTAAAGGAAATACTTTTCAAGCATTATTTAATACACATACACACACTGGAAATTTAGGACTACCTACAACTCCTCCTTTAGTTCCACTAACAGGAACCGAATTAAGTCAAGTAACTAAAACACAATAAAATGGCATTATCAGATTTAGATTTAGAAATAAAATTAAGGGCTTTAATTAAATTAAAGGAGAAGGATTTACAAGACAGACTTGAAGGCGGAGACTTAGCAAATGTAAGAAGAGACGACTTTACAACAACTGATTATAAAGATGAAGAGCTTGTTACACCACCTGGTGGAATTTATAATGCCCAAAAGAATTTAGAGGAATGGATGAAAGCAAACAGGCCGGCCCCTGGAGAAGATGTAGATAAAATTAAAAAGAAAATGTGGAGACAATTTTCTAAAGAAATGGCTAGTGAAATTTCTAAAAATATGGTAGATTGGTTAAATAAAGATATTGTGCCTGGGCTAGCAAGTGAAATTAATAATCAAATAAAAACATTAGATATTAAGTTGACTGTTCCTCCTGGAATGATATATTGTGGACCGTATCCTAATGCTGCTCCAATTATATTACAAGGTGGAGCCGGAATTCCAGATCCTCCTCCTGAAGATGTAGATCCACCTGTTATAGATACTACATTAACGGTAGATTTTAAAATAACATGATAAAATAATTTAACAGATATATAAATCATAAGTTTTAACCTTTAAAAAATAAAAAAATGATAGAAAAACAGAATGCTGACTTTTTTGATAAAGATGGCAATTTCGACTGGGATGGATATGAGTCAACATGTCCAAAAGTTTTAAGAACCCCAAACCCACACATAAAAGTAGTAAACGATAAGCATAAAGTATATAGTAGAGAGCCATACGCTCAGGAAATGTATAATAAGCTTATAGGTCACATTGAAGAAAATGACACAATTACACATATAAAATATGGAAATGCATATGATGGTAAAGTCTTTGGAATTTCCGATATGACTGCAAGTGTTGACATTGGATATAGACAATTAGTTTATGTTAATTTAGAAAAAGAAGATGATGAATTCAAAGGCATGCAACCTGGTGATGAGGTTAGTGTTATTATTACATCATTAATGGAAAATGATAGCCAACCTATAATGGGAAGTGTTAGTGAAGGCACTAAGCAAGCTACTTTCCAAGAAATGCTAAATGCTATCGAAGAACAAGATACTGCATGGGTTGGTAAAGTTAATAGAATGTTATCTTCAGCTGGATATATGATTAATGTTAAAGGCATTGATTGTTTTATGCCAGGCAGCCTTGCAGGTATTAATAAATTACATGATTTTGAAAGCATAGTTGGTCAAGAAATTTATGTAGTACCGGTTAGTTTTTCTAAAGAAAGAAAAATAATGGTAGTTTCTCATAGAGCGTATCTTAAGACATTAATTCCTGATGCTATTGAAACCTTAAAAGAAACTGCAGGCGAATATATTACGGGAAGTGTTACAGGTTCTGCTAAATATGGGGTTTTCTGTGAATTCTCACAATGTTTAACTGGTATGATTCATGTTAATGATTTAGATGGTGACACATTGACTAGACACAAAAATAGGGAAATTGAACCAGGTGAAGAGATTAAGTTTAAAGTAAAGGATATTGTATCTGACACTAAAATAACACTGACTCAAAGAGATGATGTTGAATTAAATCCATGGTTAGAAATTAATAAGAAATACAAAGTACCTTCTACTGTTAAAGCTACTATAAAAACTTGTAAAGAATACGGCTTATTCGTAGAATTAGAAGAAGGTGTAGTTGGATTAGTACATGTTAGTGAAATCGGTAAAGATAGCATTAATAAATATAGTCCAAAACAAGAAATAAGTGTCTTAATTACTAAAATAGAAGAAGATACTAAGAAGATATTCTTAAAATTGCCTAAGGAATAATTTAGGTAATAAATAAATGTGATATATAAATAAATTTATTTTATATTGCATGCTAACATATCAAATTACAAAACATAAAAGTAAAGAAGATATTTTACAAGATTCTCTTGTCGGAATAGAGTTTGAATTTTATTCCGATAAGAGTCTTGAAGATACTCAAAAGGAGCTTGCTCAATTATTAGGTAAAAAGATTAGGCTAGAGGATAAAGCACATAGTGACTTTGTGCCAACTGATAAAGAATTTAAAATTGAGCCTGACATGAGTGGTGGTAAAGGTTTGATGGAGCTTGTTACTGGTCCAACACCCTACTCAGTTGCAAGAAATATAATAATTAAAACACTAGGCTGGATTCAAGAAAATGGATATACTACTGAAAAAAGTTCAATTCACCTAAATTTAAGCTTTGATCCTAAAAAAACTGGTAAAAGTAACCTTATTTCTAAAATGGATTCTCTTAAATTTATTCTAGGATTTAATGAAAATGAAGTTTATAAATTATTTCCAAATAGAAAAGATAGCGTATATGCAAAGTCTGTAAAATGGATAACTCCTAAAATTGATTATAATTATTTTGAAGGACAAAACATTAATTCACATGTGTTTCATTTTGCAACTGAAAAATATTATGGAGTTAACTTTGAAAAACTACAACAAGGTTATTTAGAATTTAGATATATTGGTGGTAAAGACTATGAAAAGAAAACTACTAATATTTTATACTTATTAGATCGTTTCCTATTACAACTTTGGTCAATTGCTCATCAAGCTAAGTATACTGATTTAAATTATATTGAACTTAAAAAAATTCTTAATAAAAACCATAAGTTTACTGAAATATTAAAAGATTGGAGAAGGTTAAAAGACTATTATCCTGAAATTAATCTCTATGTTGATTTAAAAAATAATGAAAAAATAATAGATATGTATTGGCCGAAAATATTAATGGAGGTTGTTCGGTTAATTAGTCATGGTGGATTAAAAGAAGGAGATATTAATTATGATAGTGATATTAGTAGAGTACAGTTAAATGGTGGTAAATTGCCATTTTGTTTTGGTTTAAGTAATTATGATTTTATTGACTGTGAGATTGCAGGTTCTATAAGTTTTTGTGATATTTTTAGAAGTCAAGTTAGTAATGCAAATATGATAAGATGTAACTTATATCAAGGTACATCGGTTGAAGGTAGTAAAGTAGAATCATGTTATGTTAACCAAACATGTGAAGTTAAAAATAGTTATGTGTTTCAGTGGGATTCTGTATTTAAAGGTAAAATGATTGGTGGAATATTTAGACATGGTCAAATAGGTAGAGAGGCAGAGTTCGATGGCACTGAAATAATAACAAGTAAAAAAATTAATTAAAATGAGCGATATTAGAAGCGGCGATAATATAGATTTAAGTCAAGGTAGAGACTATGGCACTGATTGTTTAACTGAATTCTTAAATGAAATTGGTTCGGAAATAACAGGAGCATGTATGGTACCTCTTAATTTGCCACAAGCTGAAATAATAAACATTATAAAAAGAGCAGTAAAATGGTTCAGAAAAAATTATGAATATAGTCTTAGAGAAAACTATTTCCATGTACCTAATGGAGTTTTTGATAGTCAAAGTTTTAAGACTACAAGAACTTTAAACTTTCCTAAAGAAGATGCAACATCAGGGGCAGGCGAAGTATTTTCAATATATGGAGTATATGACCTTGCATCTGGTTGGAACACTGGTGGTGGTGGTTTAGATTTAAGATTTAGTAGTGGTGCAGATTTTAATATTGAAAAAATGTTTTTTAGCAATTCGTTTGCTGGAACAGGAGCTGCTGAATCCGCAGAAGAACTTCAATATTATGTAATTAATCAAAGTTATTTTGATATGGCTCGTCAAATCTTAGAGAACCCTTTAAGTTTTCACTATTCACAATTAACCGGTCAACTTAAATTTATGGGTGATACTCCTAAGGGAGATGTGATAATTGAATGTTATGAAAGTATAGAAAACTGTGCGCTATACAATGATGAGGTATTTTTTAGATATGTTTCTGCTAAGGTAAAGCAGGCGGTTGGTGCTAAATTAGGAGTCTTTAAATTCTCTTTACCAGGCGGGGTTGAAATAGACTATGACGGTATTAAAGGTATGGGTGATGAGGAAATGGAAAGAGTACTTGAAGAAATTAAAGGAGACGAAGGTGTCGATTGGATGTTTCACTCATAAAAAAATGGATAAATAATAAATGGAACTGTATATTAAGACACCTGAAGATCCAAACTTTGACCTAAAGGGAGTAGACATTGATAGTGAGTTAGGACAATTACTTACTCAAATTGAGACTATTCTTTTTACGAATAAAGGTGAAGTTTTAAATGATCGTAATTTTGGTGCAAGTTTAGAAACTTTAATATATGACTTTCATTTTAACGAATTTGAAATAAAAAGAACAGTTAATGAACAACTTGAAATATATTGTCCATTAGCTGAAAAATACAACGTTGAAGTAGATGTTACTTTTACCAGAGGAGAAGTAAGAGATATTGCTCAAATAAACGTTATTGTCGATACACAATATATGGTCGGCGTAAGGATATAATATTAGAAAAAAGAAATGGCAGACTTAAATTTTTTAGATAAAGCAAGGATAACAGCTACTGAAATAGTTCAAGATACAAGAACATACTTGACTAGAACTTATAAAAATGCCGGTAATTATTTTACAAATTCATCACCATTTTCACAGATATTAAATGTAATGGCTGAAATGAATGAGATGCTCATGTTCTATATAGAGGATGCAACTGTCGAACAAAATATTTATACAGCTCAGCAACCTGAATCTATTAGAGGTTTAGCAAGACTCACAGGGCATGATGCTACAAGAGGTTTTGCAGCAACCGGTGAAATACGTTTTAGATGGAAAGCAGGTGCAGGTGATGATGTTGCTGGTAGTAATTTAATTATTAGTCCAAATACTAAAATACAATATGATAACAATGGTTTAACTTATTTTTTAAGAACAGATAAAGATGAGTTTTTATTACCAAAAAGTAGCAGTAATTGGGTTAGGGCAAGCATTATTCAAGGAGAGGTTGAAAATCAAACTCAAACAGGTACTGGTGAAAGTATGCAAAGTTTTAATATTCAAACAAATGGAGCAACTGATCATAGTTTAGTTAAAATATCAGTAAATGGTGAACAATGGACTAAATTTAATTCATTATATGAAATGCTAGCAACTGATAAAGGTTATTTAGTAAAAACTGGAATTAGTGGTGGTATTGATGTTTATTTTGGAACAGGTAATTTTGGCATTGTGCCTCCTAGCGGATCTACTATTGAAATAGAGTATGTTAAATGTCAAGGAGCTGAAGGTAATTTAAATCAGGCAGGTGACCTTACATTTAAATGGGTTGATGAGGGTAAAGATAGTACGGGTGAAACACATGATTTAAACGAACTATTAGATGTTGAAACAAGTACTACACCTTTTATGGGAGCAGATTCTGAAAATACTGAATTTACAAAGTTAATGGCTCCATTGGCAAGTAAAAGTTTTGTACTTGCAAATCCAGACGCTTATGAATATTTTTTAAGTAGATATGCACAATTTAGTTATTTAGATGCATACAATACTACCAACGATGGATATTTAGACGATGATAACGTTATTTATATTTTTGCAATTCCTGATTTAGAAAAGAGATTGTTAAAAGGTACAGATTATTTTTCAGTTGATGAAAGCGAGTTTTTCTTTGGTAAAGATGAAACAGATAGAATGCTTGGCGTAATTGAAGACAGTGGTCAACAAATGGTTACAAGTGAAGCAATCTTTGTACAACCCGAAGCTGTTAAATATAGAATGGACGTTTCAATTAGATGGTTTGAAGGATTTAAGCAACAAGATATTTTTAATGACATTAGAGCGGCTATCTCAAATTATCTAATAAAAATTGTACGTAGAGACAAACTGCCTAAGAGTGATATTATTGCAATTATAGAAGGTATTGAAGGTGTAGATGCAGTAAATGTACAATTTGTATCAAGTATTGAAGAGCAAGCAAGAAAAGATGGATATTATACTTATAATCAAGTTACTGTAACGCCGTCAACTCCAGAATTAGAAGGAGCAGATGGAGATCAAAAGAGACTAGTATTTTTTAAGAGAACTGAAGAAACTAAGAAAGTAATATTAGACAACCCTGAATTATTAGTACCAGTAACTGGCGAACAGGCAATAAAAGATTGGTATAATAAAATAGGACTTGATAAATATGGAGATATTATTTTAGATAAGCAAGAGGTTGCAATATTTAGAGGCGGATGGGAAGATAGAGATGGAGAACTAGTAAAAGATGAGCCAACAATTGGAGAAATGGCTTCATTATCAGTTTACTTCGATAACCCTCCAGTGCCAAGAACAATTTATACAAGAGTTCAGGCAGGAAATAGAAGATCTAACTAATGGGACTATACGATGATTTATATAAATATAAGAGAGTAAAGCTTTATGATGTTAGAAAAAACATTAAAAATAAAAAGAAGCACCTAGGTTATAATTATGAAAACTCCTTAATTTTTAATTTTATTTCTAGACATGTTTGGAGAAATGACAGAGTATATGATTTTTTAGGTTTTTGTACAGATTATTATTATAACACTATTAAACAAATACGTGTAATGAAAAATTGGAAAAATTTCACTGCAAAAAAAGACGATAAAACAATACGATGAGTAAATATTCTGGTTTAAGATTTTTTAATGGAGTTGAGAATGAATTAAATCTCAAATATGATAGTATTACTGAGAAATGGGACGGTACGGTTTATCTATCAGAGGTGTCAACTGGTCTCTATGAAACATTTAATTTGTTTATGGTTGAGGAATTGGTAGATAGTAATGGTCTAGTAGTGTATGGCACTCCAATATCGAATGACTCAAATGGTAGTAATTTTAAATTTAGCTGGAAGGATGATGTTTATTCAAGTCAAGATCTATTTATATATGGTACAAGATTAGAAGACAATACTATTAAAGTGCAAACCTTAGATAGTCTAACAATTCAAGTATTAGATCACACCAATGTAGTTTCTGTTATTAATGGGATTAAAACAGTTTCTACATATACTAATAATGCATTACAAACAAACATTGCCCTATCTTCTGAAAGCGAAAGTAGACATGAAAGAGTTTTAATTATAACAGATGATTTTGATGGACATATTGTTGCTGAAATTAAAGTATATGGAGAAACCGTTGGAGAAGATGAGAGATTAAAGGACTTATTACAAAATATGGGTGCTACCCTTGATGATGGTGATTTTATAATTTTTAAAGAGCATGATATTAATGAGATGGGAATCGACTGGAGGCTCATGAATCAAAAAAGAAGAGAGCTACTTTTAGAATTACATAATATTAAACCATTCATTGGAACTTATAAAGCTGTATTAAATGCAATTGATTTTTTTGGCTACAATAATATTACACTTAAAGAATATTGGCTAAATATAAATCAAGATAGTGATAGCTTTGGAAAACTAAAGGCGGTGTCAGTTCCAGATAAAAATGCAGGATTTAGTTATAAGAAAAGAAAGCAATTTAATTTGCCTTCTACTACAATGAAGAAAACAAGTCGTTTTTCTTTAGTCTATAAATTAAATGAACCCAATGGATCATTTGATTATTGGGATATTCCTACAGTTGATGAGGTATTTGATTTTACTCCGGAAGAAATTTTAATAAAATTATACGGTCTTAAGAATAAACTACAAAAAGAATACCTTCCACTTCAAGCAAAAATTGTAGATATTGTAGGTGAAGGAAGTTATTTTGATCAAAAGAATTTAAACGTTTGGAATAATCAACAACCGATTGTTTCATTCAATGAAGGTAAAGATGTTGAATTTAAGGTTTATCCAGAAGGTAAACAACTTTATATTGAAGACTATGCACTTGTATCTAATAATGATATTTTAATAGACAATGTAAATTTTGAACCTATTTCACTAGATGGCTTCGGAAATCTTAACGAAACTGAATATGAAACTTTATTATCAGATTTTGAAACATTTTACAATAACTATTATATAAATAAAAAGGAAACTTTTAACAATGACACGGATGGAGAGCACTCAATTCCTGTAGGCTGTCCAATAATCTTAGAATGTACTTCACTTCCACAAGAATGGGAATTTGCAAACTTTACATGGTTTGATGCATTAGATTCAACAGTTACTTGGGATAACTGGTGGAAGCAACATGTTTATGAGTTAGAATGGGTAGTTACTGGACCTAAAGGATATTCACAAAGTTTTAGAGGTAGTATTGGTTACTATGAGACAGATGGTACATTCCATCCTGGATATTTAAGGTTTCCGATGATTGTACCCTTTGAAGGAGACTATAGCGTAGAGCTAAGAATGTATGACCTTCAAGGAATTATGAGTTTTAGAAAAGAGTCAGACTTCTTTAACGTTAAGGTAAAGCCACTTGAAATATATGGAATTTACCAATGGAAAGAAGATAACAGATGGAAAGATTGGAAAACTGATTGGAATAAAACAGGAGGTTATTGGAACCTACCTACTGAAAATTTACAAAAAGTTGAAGATAGTTTTCAATCTTTATATTTAACAATGGATAGAGCTAATTATGTACATGATGAAAGTCAAGGTAAAATATTTAGTACTGTTAAAAGATATGTAGATAGAGATCCTGTTAATTTAACAGGTTATGGTGAAACTACCGGACCTTATGTTTGGAATGAAATGGATCCAGTTAGATGGGTGGATGGAAAATATAATTGGTGGGATGCCACTAGAATCGGTGCTGATTTGACGGCAAGTTTTAAAATAAACGCAATTCAACAAGGTAGCGTTTTAACTATTACACATAAAAACCCTACTACGAATTTAATTGAAACAGGAACTCACACTTTAATTGCAACAACTCCTACTAATAACTCAGATCTTTTAGGTTGGCAAGCAGTGGCTAATGAATTGAATACATCTACTGATTCTATTATTAGTAAGTTTAATTATAACCCAGTATTTGAAGATACTAATGACGATGGTACTAATGATATATTTAAATTTTTAATATGTGTAGGAAAAGATTATTCTTATAAATATGATTTTGAAGATGTGACAATAACTAATGGAACTGTTTATGGCAAAATAAACTATGTTAGATATAACCCAACATTCGATACTGTAAGAATTATTAACGGGAGTGCAGAGGTAGAAAGATCAACACATGTTACATTTGCATTAGATAAAACACAAATGCCAGGTATTAAAAACCCAGTTTGGAAAATATATAAAAATAGTAGCCAAGAAGAACATGATATATATTATGATAATATGTGGTTAACATATATCTTTAAAGAGCCCGGTTCGTATAGAATTTCGGCTGAAATAAAAGATACAAATGGTAACAGGAATGAAACCATTAGAAACATGATAATTGTAAAATAAAAAAATAAAATAAAAATGGCGGTTACAGAAATTTTAGGAACAGATTCGCTTTCATCATCAAGAATTACACTTAATGATAACTTTACTCTAATTGAAGACGAAATAACAAGTTTAAAGGGGTATTTAGATCCAACAGCTTTAACTCTATCAGGGGTTACAATATCAACTAGTCAAATTACAGTAGATGGAGGAACAGCAATAAATGCTAGTTCAGCTACATTTGGAGTTGCAACTACTCTTAGTAATGAAGTTAATATTAGTGCAGGTATCACAAAGGATGGAATTAATGGAACATCTTCAGCAGGACTTACATCACTTCCTGTTAACCTTTTTAGTTCTACTTATTTTGTAGATACAGCAAGTGGAGCGACTCCGCTAGTTTTATCAGCAAGTACAGTAGTTGGAAAAGAAATTACATTAATTGCAACAACTGCAGGTGATATTGAAGCTACTAACGTTGCAGGTGCAACTAGTATTGCGATAATACAAAACGGAACACTTACTCTAAGATCAGATGGTACATCATGGTATATCATTGGTTCTTATGGAACAACAATTGCGTAAAAAAATTATAAGAATAAATGGCTACACCATTAGTTAGAATACCTCAAATTCAAGGAGGAACAATATACGCTTTTGCAAGTGGGACTAGAGATTTGACAAGAGCTTTCAATAACCCAGATATTAAATTTGAGTTTAGTAAATATGCTCTTTTAGATATTCCTAATTTTGAAACAGCAGTTGCTGGTAAAAATACAATGGACTTTACAAATATGTTAGATTATTCTGGTCTACCATATACCTTAAAGGGAGATGCTGGCCATGATTTTGCTAACACTTTTCAAAACTATGCACTTAACTTAGAAGAAGAGCTTTTACAAGACGATGATTTTGATAGCACGTTATATGGTTCAGATGCAGAAAAAATATTTTTTAAATGGCTAGAAGCTGCAGGTGCAGTTAGATTTAAAACTGCAGATTCTAATGACGCCATTGGTGGTGGGTTTTCAATAGAAGAATCAAACGCTTCTGGTACTGGAACGGACTATGATAGAGTTGTTAAGTATTTAGGAAGTATTGATGTAAATAATGATATTCAATATAAAGGTAATGCATACCACGAGGTGTATATTAATGTTCCCTCGGGTGTTGGATATACTCCAACAGTATTATTTAACAATTCTCTTTATAATGCCTCTGGTAATAAGGTTTATACAGAAGCAGAAATTAGCGGCAGAGGTGGTCAAACACACCCTGATCCTAATATGGATCTAGAAACTTTAGTAGATATTGCTGGAATAACACCTTATTATGATATAGATGCTAATACTGCTTCTAATTTTGGAATTGATTGGAGCGTTACAAATTATAGTGCAATTGCAAATAATTCAGATCTTAATACTTTACAAGATTATGCTAAACAAGGCGGAGACTTTAGGTTTAATGCAGTTCTTGTTTATTATGATCTATATAGTGAGTCGATATCTTCTAATAGAGAAACTAATTTATACGGTATATTAATATTAGATAATCCTCAAGATAATCCTAGTGCAGCGAACAGTTCTTACATTCCTGAACTTATTAAATATAAGCCAAATGAAATTACTGGATTAAATGGAAATGCATTCGGCCTTAAGTTAAATATTAAATTTAATTCATCTCTTGATAATGTTGGTGTTGAAGTTAATATTAATGACTTTACTACATTCTCAATGGATTTATTTATGGATACGACGAGTGCGTTAGAGAATGCTGCTAAATTATTATCAGATGCAAACTCAAGATATACAAGGATTGCAAATAGAGTAGATGAATTAGAAAACTTAGTAATGTCAATGGATTCAAGTACTGAAATGCTAAGCAGAATAAGTTCATTAGAAACAGATTTTCAAAATGCAAGCGCAAACCTTGCAGATAGTGATAGTTTATTAGATTTAATTACAAGTGCGAATAGCAGAATTAATCAACTTATTGATGGTACTATTCCATCTGAGGTGCAATATAATGTTGATGTTTTATTTAATGGGCCTGGGATTATTGTTGACAAAACAGTTCCAAACAAGATTAAAATTAAAAACGATTTAAAAAAGTATGTATTTGGGAAGCCGTTTTTATGGAATGAAAGTACGTTAACCGTTTATAATGAAATCACAGATGCAAATCAATATGATCCTGCGAATGCAACTAGTTATGGTATATGGACAAGACTTAAAGAATTTTCAAATCAACTTAGACTTGTAGATAAGACTACTGCCCAGAAGGCTGATAATAATATTAATATATACATAGATGACAAACTTATAAATTGGAAAGATGGCCAAAGTTATAAGATTGTTTTTGAAAACTTAAATTTAAACGGTAACAACATTAACGTTTATACTAATTGGAAAGCTGGATATGATAAACTAATTGGAAGTATATCAAATGTACAGGTTGGAAACAATCCATATTTCGAAATAGTTTGTATAAATGCTGCAATGTTTGAATTTGAAATAGATGTTATAAGATAATAGATGGATACACAAAACTCATTTTCAGGAATAATTAAGCAGTTCACACAAATGAATGCCAATGCGTTAGAAACTTTTGAACGTATTAACGAGGCAATGACTAGTGAAAAGGATGCTATTACGGTTTCAGTAGACTTATTCGGTACGCCGGATGATGATGGTGTAACTACAATTAAAACCTATCAAATACCTTCATTTGGATTTATTGATAGAGAAATAAAAAGATTAGAAAATAATATTAAGGCACTTAGTGGAGTTGGTACAGCAGATGCAACTGTTCAAATGCCAGACGGCAGCTTTAAAAAAATTATTGCAAGAAAACTTAAAACTCCAGCAAATGATTTAACTTCAATTGCATTACCTACACAGTTCGTAACTACAGATAATGACTTTTTTGAAGATTATTTAAATCCATTATTAACTGTTAAATTTGATGTTAGTAATCAAATTGCAGTAGATACTGAAAGAGTTTTAGTAAAAAGATATATTTTTCAAGCAAATGATGAATTTGCTGCAGTCTATTTTGATGACACTTATAATAATGTAGATGAAATTAATTATCAAACATTTGTAGAAGACTTAATAAGTAGTGGGGCAAATGCAACAATTGATGAACAGGTTAGAGACCTTCCTTTTAAATCAACTCAATATTATGGTGATTTTGATATGTTAGCGGTTGAAAATGCAGAAAGAGAATTCGTCGTTGATGGAACCCCTGTTATAAAAACAGTTAAACTATATGCGTTAAATAAATTAACATATACTGATGGAGATAAATCTTTAAATGATACTGAATTTTTATCAGTTGGTGATGAGCTACTTGTAAATAGCGGCAACAACAATACGAGGTATAGAATTGAAAATGTATATAACGGTACTAGTCAACTTGAACTAAGATTAATTGAAGGTTTTGACAGTATTAAAATTGGAACTAGTCAACTTAGAATTTATAAATCTTTAGAAAACAAAGTAGATCTAAGCATTAATGTAGGATTTGATGAGAGACAAGTTGTATTCTTTAAAGCAATTGATCCTGATTCTAAAATCATTGCAGAAAACTGGTCACCTGGTGTTGGTTTTTATTCTAATGATTTAACAATTGAGAACGAAGCTGGAGGAACTCAAACATTATCTGCTTTCTATAGAGATAGTGTTTCTGACTTTGGTCAATTTATTAAAGCACTAAAAGAAGATTTTATTCCACCTGCAAACGTTGGTATTATACCAGATCCAGTTGAATTAAATGTAGATAATTTTCAAGTCGTACAGGTTAATACTCATTTAACTGAGAACGATGCATTAGATAATATTAAAAAATTAAACACTGACAAAATAACGGTTAGTGAAAATTTAAAAAAATTAGACGATACTATTTCTAGTAAGAGAAGTGAAATTGCCACTAAGAAATATAGTTCACAAATACAAAAAAGTAAAGATAAAAATACTCTTAATTCTCTTATTGAAAAAAGAAGTAGCGAGGCTAAGTTATATTCTTCAGTTGTTAATCAAATCCAAAGTATTAGTACAGATCAGAATGTAAAAGATATTAAGCCTAAATTTAGAGTTAGAGGATTTTGGAAAGTGCCAATGGCAAAGACAAATGCTGACACTCTTCCACAAGAAATAGTTAAATTTAAAATTCAATATAGATATGTTTCTGCAAGTGGCAAAACAAGCAACATTGAACAGATACCATTTACACAAGATAATAAAACATCAACTGCAAGTTTTTCAAATTGGAATCAATTAGACACTCCAACTAGAAAGAGACAAAGAGATGTAATTACTGGTAAATACGCTTGGATAACTGAAAACGTTGAAGATGGGCAAGAGGTTAATTTTAATCAATTAGATCTTTCCATTAACCTTGGTGAAAATGTTGAAATTAGAATGAAAGCAATTTCAGAAGCTGGTTACCCTGCTAATCCAATAGAATCTGACTGGAGTGAACCTATATTAATTGAATTCCCTGAAGGATTATTAGATACATCTGATGTAATTAATCTCGTTGAGGAAAATAGTAAAGAAACAACTTATGTAAAACTGGTTGAGGAATTAGATTCTAAAGGAGTCTATACACACATTGCTGATAGTTTTATTGCAAATGAAAAATATTTTACACACGGTGCAGGTAATATAGCCTCTGGTTTTTTATCTTCTGAACAGGCTCCAATTAGTTTATTAGATAAATTAATAGATTTACAAAAAGAAATAGACGGCCTTAAAGAACAATTAGAAAACGCAGAAGGTGAGTTATTGGCAACTATAGTAGATGAGGAAGGTAGAACAACTCAGGTTGAGGCAAACACTACTACTAAATTATTTGCAGGATATTATGTAGATGAGGTAGCTGACTTAAATATTAAGAAAGGAACAATTGTAACTAAGACTTTTAAATTGTTATTAGAAAATAGTAAAGCAACTGACTTAGAATTAGCTGCAAGAATAATAGGAAATAGAAATGATGCAGTTTATCCATCTTCTTCCTCGGGAGACGAGGTTACTTTTGAAATGGGTACACATGACTATAGCGCAGGTGCACCTACTCTTGCTTCAAGAATTGAAAACGATACATACTATACAGTTGAAGGAAAATATGATTTAGTTCCTATACAGTATCAAAATATGAACGCAATAGAAGCCGCTGCTGAAATATTTAATACAAGGGCACCTAATCAATCTGCACAGCGTAAAGGTCAATTTATATATAGTAGGTATATGGATGTAACTGGAGAAAACCCACTATACTCTATACTACCCTTAGATTATTTAACGGGCGAAGACACTAGCTTAACTAATACTATTCAAAGATTTGAGTATTTTGGTAAGGCAGCTACTGGAACTGATGGAACTTCTAATTTTGATTTTATATGGAAAGGAGTTGATGATGAGGTTATTGAACTGGCAACGTTGACAAGTGGAGACTATGATGATAGTCTATATGTACATGTTGATCATCCTATTGTATTTACAGGTACAACATATCAAGCGGGTTGGAATAACATTGCAAAGTTTGCAACTATTTCAACTGATGATAATTATTCTAATTTGCAAACCCCTTATAGATACGAAAGTAGCGTTGATAGAGGTTTAAAAATGTCATTTAGTGACAATGATCAATTTCTTTTAGGAGGTAGATCTTGTGGGGCATATTTATTCATGTCTCCTGCTAGAATAGGAAGCTTAGAGGTAGACGGAGACAATAAATTTGGTAAAAGAACAATTGGGAAAGTAGATGCAAAACAGGTTAATTCTAACGTTGCAAAATCTCCAAACATTACAATTGATGTGGTTTTTCAATATAGAATGACTGATTATTTTGGGGTTACACAAACTGGAGGTGTTGATACGTCAACTGGTAGAATAGGTGGTAAAAATACTAATCCTATTTCTAATTTAACATATTCAAAAACAATAGGTTTAGATATATTTGACTCTAATGAAAATCAATTTTCTTTTGATTTAGAAGTTTTTGCAAAATATAAGCCACAGGGATATAATCTAAATAACACTAAGACGGTTACTCTTACTAAAGCAGTAAACTAATAGAGATATATAATCTTAAGTAATATAAAAATAAGATACACATATGTTTGCAGGTGGCAATGATTCTCAAGATCCAGTAGGTGGTAATGATTCTCAAGATCCAGTAGGTGGTAATGACGGTGGTAATGGCGGTAAGCCTATTGATACTGATAAGGACGGGATAGATAATTCAGTTGATACAGATGACGACAACGACGGGGTTGATGATGTTAATGATGCGTTTCCTTTAGATTCTAATGAAACCACTGACACTGATGGAGACGGAACCGGAGACAATACTGACTTAGATGATGATAATGATAGAGTTGTCGATACAAACGATGCGTTTCCTTTAGATCCTACTGAAACTATAGATACTGATGGAGACGGAACTGGAGACAATGCTGACTTAGATGATGATAATGATGGGGTTGATGATGTTAACGATGCGTTTCCTTTAGATCCTACTGAAACCACTGACACTGATGGAGACGGAACTGGAGACAATACTGACTTAGATGATGATAATGATGGGGTTGATGATGTTAATGATGCATTCCCTTTAGATCCTACGGAAACCACTGACACTGATGGAGACGGAACTGGAGACAATACTGACTTAGATGATGACAACGACGGGGTTGATGATGCTAATGATGTGTTTCCTTTAGATCCTACTGAAACTATAGATACTGATGGAGACGGAACTGGAGACAATACTGACTTAGATGATGACAACGATGGGGTTGATGATGCTAATGATGCATTCCCTTTAGATCCTACTGAAACACTGGATAGTGATGGCGATGGGGTTGGTGATAATTTAGACTCTGATTCAGATAATGATGGGGTTGATGATGCTAATGATGCGTTTCCTTTAGATCCTACTGAAACTATTGACACTGATGGAGACAAAACTGGTGACAATGCAGACTTAGATGATGATAATGATGGGGTTGATGATGTAAATGATGCATTTCCTTTAGACCATACTGAAACTACAGACACTGATGGAGATGGTATCGGTGACAATGCAGATCCTGACACAGACGGTGATGGATTTATAGATAAAGTATTAAGAACTTTAAATTCAAATCCATATGAAGGATTAATTCCTTTTAAAATTAGAACTAATATTGAAAGCAATTCACGTGATAATGTGGCTAAGCCCTTACTTAGAACAAATCCTAAAGTATCAACTAATATAAAATTAATAGTAGATGGCTCTAAAATGTATTTAGAAAGTTTTAATGCCACAGATCAACTGGCTGCCTCTAATTATAAAAAACATCTAGTTAAAGAAACTGGATCCTATGCATATGATGTTGCTAAATTTTGGAATAAAAATTCCACACCTAATGAGTTAATTTATAAGGTTAAAAGAGAATATTCTGATTTTTCTGTTCTAGATAGTTATGATAAACAATTTGAAGAAACTTATAATTATGGAACTACTATAAATTATAATAAGCTATATGATAATCAATTTAATATGCTTGCGCCAATTTGGCTTGACAGGAACCTACCTACTAAGTTTGTAATTTATAGAGTAAAAGATCCTATAAACACAGAGTCTTATTCTAATTCCGAAAATTTAAATAGAATTAACGAAATGTTAAAAAATTCTACTTTAATTAAAACATTTGATTTATCTGAAAACTCTTCAGTTGGAAAATATATTAGAAACTATGTAAATGATAGCAGCTTTCCAGATTCTCCATTAACTGTTTCATTTAATAAAGATGAACAAACTTTTTATAATGGTATAGATTTAGAAAAAGGTGGATTTACAAGTAAAGGTGAATTTCAATATAAAGACATTGTTAAGACTGACAAGCCTATAATAGAATATAATAGTTTAATAACTGATGGGTTTGCTAGAAATAATATAGCTTGCGCAAATTTAATTAATCTTGAATTTTTATTCGATGATGATGAAGCCAGTGAATTTTCTATAAATAGATATTTTGGTATTTATGTGGACGAACATCCTCTAGGAAGTGGAATAGTAGAATCTATAAAAAAAGATGTTTTTAAGTTAAACATTGACACAGTTTCTAGTGAGTTAGATACTGAGGGAGAAGGGTTAATTGAAAATTATAAAATTCCATATTATAGATTTTATAAAGATATGCCAATGATAGGTTGGGTAAAGAGCTTTTCTAATTATCATAATATTAAAAATGGGGTTTATTGGAATATTAAAAATAATGAAATAAAGGTTGATACTAATAATGAGGATTCTGCATCTTTTTTAGGTATTAAAAAAACAGATAATAATATAACTGCTTTTGAAAATTTAGAAGGTGATGGAGACTATATAAAATTAAAAATAATATCTAATCCTATAAGTGGAGATAGTTTTAAGTTATTAAATCTAAAAAAACAAAAATTTTCTATTGAAGTTATAGATAATCAACCTGGTACTATTACAATACAGGATAATTTAGGTAATAATTATACTAGAAATGCAGGACCTACTATTTATGATACTTTATTAGAGTTATTAAGTAATTGGCCAACCACTGGAACTAATACTTTTAAAAAATATGAGCCTACTCTAATTAAAGTAAGAAATGTTTGGAAAATAGAATTAATTGAAAAGGAATATAATTTTGAAGAAAATCACAGTTTTACAAGTCTTAATAATAATTCTATTTTAAATATAAAAACGACGTACACTCCTATTAGTGTAGTTAAAAATACATTTTTAGCAAGTAATCAAATTAGTAAAGGTAGATTTGAAGATAACTATTTTTCAAATCAAGGAACATTAAACAATGTAGCAAACTCTATCAGTAATTTAATTAATAATAATAATTTATTTAATTCGATTGTTTTTGAAAATGAAATTTTAATATCTTCTAAATTAAAAGGGTATAATAAATATTTAAGTGTATTTATAAAAGAACTATCTTCCTCTAATTTTATAGAAATTAATAATGATGCGTCTACTCAAAACATTTCTTCTAATTTTTTATTAGGGCATGAAATTTTTTACCTAACAGGTGGAAGTAATCCTAATTTTTCAATCTATATTAATGAAGATGATTTTGATAATATAGATATTGGGGATTATTTATTAGATAGTACTAATAATTTTAATAAAATATTGGATATTGTAGATGATTCTAGAGAATTAGATTCTGAATTTAAAAGAATAATACTTAAAAATAAAAATACTGGATTAGAAGGAGTTTTAAATGTTTATAGAGATTTTAAAATTGAATGGGGAATGTTTAGTGCATACGATATTCATGACATGGATTTTGATTTTTATGATGAAGATAATTCTAATTTAAAGGAATTAGAATTAGAGGATGAAATAATATATCCATTTTCAAAAGCAAGTTCTGAACCAATTGGACCAGGAGGAGAACCGCCTTTGGATGCTTATTCCGATGTAACTAAATTAACAGAAATATCTGCTACTTATTTTTCTAATTTAATAAACATATTAGAAGATGAAAATAGCTTACCTGAAGGAAGCACTATGACTAAAATATATAGTGAATTTGAAAGACTACAAGAAAATAACACTACTGATTTTGCTACAATATCAAGAATAGTTCCCTATATTAATAAATGGGCATTAAAGAACACGGTAAACGTCAGAGAAAATCCTTATTACTTAAATGTTAATGAATCCTTTGGTGAAACTAATTTTTCACCAAATTTAGAAAGTGAAGATAGAGATGAAACTAAAATGACACATGAATGGTTTTATATTGATGAATACCCAACATATGTTACATATTCTGACGTTGACAATGTATTTAGTTATATTAAGCCTTCTCCCAATATTGAATTTAATTTAGATCATTTTAAAGATGTTAACTTTGATTATTTTAAAACATATTTTACAGGGACTGGTGCAATGGTAGGTTCTCAAAATACTGCTGCTAAAACTTCATTTGGAAAATCTAGAACTTTTAAAAAGTATACTATAATTGAAGATGGAAATACATCAGCGTTTGCATCAACTATATTTAAAGGTCTTAGATTCATACCTAAAACTAGAAAAAAAATAGAAAATTCTATTACTAAAGAATTTGTTAAAAATTCACAATTCAATGGATATAAATTTTCAACTGTTTTAAAAACCACGTTTAACACTGGAATATCTAATAAGTTAAATGTTAAAGTTATTGAAAATAAAAGGTTTAAGTTTATAGTTTTAATTTTAGATTTAAATCTATCGGATGATAATTTTTCATTTTTAAATAGAAAACTATTATATGAATTAGATCATAAACTAGAAGATATTTACAACTATTCTGATAGCAAGATATCGGGAGCATTAGATTTAAGTTCTGTTAATTTATCAAGCGGGCAAAGTACAATTATAAATGGGGTAAACCACAGTGATGGAAGTTCACCTGCCTTTACTTCTCAAATACTAAAAGATCCAGTTACTAGTGCATATGGTATTTTAGAATTAAACATAGGTGGAATTACATATGAATTAAGAGTTAATAATGTAATAAATGATTTTAAAATTTCAGTTACAGGGGAAATGACAGTAAATGGAGTTCCTCAGCCTACTCAGTTTTACACATTAAATCAATATAAAGGTGCTGAATATACTTATAAAGGTGGAGGTATATTTGCACATGATGAAACATTAAAACTATTATCTGCTAATAATATAGTTAATTTACTAAATAAAACCAATTCAGCAGAATATTTGACCATAAATGAAGATGGAAGTTCTATTGAAAATACATTTTCGTTAGAAGTACAAGACGGCGTTGAAATAGTTAAAACATCTAACCTATACCCGGAAGTGGATTTTAATAAACCTAAAGCATTTGGTCTAACAAATGAGTCTATAGGTTATAATATAGAATCTAGAAATGAATATTTTGCATTTTTAACTAGACATAATGGTAAATATACAATAAATACAAATCCTATTGTTACATTTAGTGAACCCTTTTCTATGCATAAAATTGAACCTGATGAAGGATATACATGGGCAGATGCCTATAATACGCCAGTAGGAACTGTTTATAACTATGATTTAACAAACTCTAATGAAAATAAATTAGCAATTGCACTTTATAGAAAGTTAAATGGATTAGGTGTATTATTTAATGTAGGTGAAGTTAAAAGCATTAATCATGATTTACAGTGGGGAGTTATTAAAAACATGTTTTTTCATAAGGTAAATGATATTGATACTAACGGTGTAATTAAACTTTCAGAATCAGACGATCTTTTACCTAAATACAATTTAATAAACGAAATAGCGATTGATAAAAAAGATAAAAACATGTTCATGTCAAGATGGGAAGACAATTACTATATTAGATCAACCAGTGGAGGTGGAATACAATATATCCCTGGAACTAAAAACATAGTTGAAGAAAAAAGCTTTATGAGTTCGAGTGCAATTAAATTAAGTAAAACATATGATATTTATAACTTTACTGTAAATAAATATGAAAATTTAGAAATATTAAATGAAATTAAATTATTAGGAACTTCTAAACATGATATAAACTATACTGAAAATGACAAAGAGGTTATAATTGATTTTTACATGAGGGAAAGCGTAGTAAAAGAACTTGGAAATTTAGGTTTAAACTATACTATGAATAGATTAGTAAACGTTGAAGATAGTTTTGGTAGAATAGACACCTTAGAAGATGATATTAGTGGATATATTGTTGAAAATATAATTCCAATATTTTCAATAGGAACTATTAGATTAGGGGTTTACGAATCTAAAAAAATAACTACAGAAATTGAAACAATAAGTATTTTATCTGATTTGACTTCAAATGATTATGTTATTGATAATAATTTTACTTATAAATTAGACCCTGTAAATCCTCTTAATTTTAGATTAATATATAATAAAAGAATAGGTTACTCTTATAAGATTAGACCTTTAATAAAAATAAAGTCATAACATGGCAATAAATATAAAAGAATTATTCAACGCTGACTCAGATAACATCAAGGTTGAAAAGACAAATTACAACTTTGATCAAGTTTTAGCAAATGGTGGAGGGCCAATTGGTCCTAAAGGAGTTCAAGGAACTACTGGTAATACAGGCCAAAAAGGAGATATAGGTGATAAAGGTGATATAGGTGATAAAGGAAGTAAAGGAGAACAAGGTGCTTCTTTAAATATATGGGATAAAGATACTACGGCTATAGGTTCTCTTCCTATAGAATTATTAAGACCTTTTAATAATCCTGGACCTAATGAACTTGCTTCTAGGATTATTTTAGGAGATGATACTGTTAATTCAGCTACTCCTTCATTTACACCTAGTGCTTTATTAAGTTTATTCTTAAGAGCAGATGATGCACCTAATCAATTAGAATTTAAACTAGAAGATGTTAATGCTGCATTATATAATATGAGAAGTGATTATGTAAGTGGAATTGGAACTACTTTAAAAATAGTAGGTAGTGCCGCCGCTGTTCAAGGGGAAACTGTTAATATGACAATAAATCCTGGAAATAATATTACACTATTAGGTTCTACCTTAGATTTAAATGCAAGTGGAGCTATTCAAATATCTTCTAGTGGATCAAATATTATATTAGAAGGAAATAATGGAGTGACGATCGATGGCCAGGATGGAGACGTATTAATTGACAACACTACAGGAGATGGTGACATTACTATATCTTCTAATGAGGATTTTAATTTAAACTCTTCTGCGATTAACATGACAGCAAATGGAGGTGGAGACAATATAGATATTGCTATTACAGCAAATGATGGAGAAGTTAATATTAAGGCTTTAAATAGTAATGATGTTTTAATTGGAAATGCAGCTGGTACGGATTCTATTTATTTGGCAGCGAATAGCTTAATAAGATTAAATACTAATACAGAGGTTGAGATTAATACTCCATTAATTGACATGAACGCTACTGACAACGTTACCATAAACGCTAACACTGGCTCCACAACTATTAGTTCATTTAATGAAAATAATATTAATACCACTAATACTGGATCAAGTAATATTTTAAATGCTCCACTTATTGGAGGGTCTAATGATTTAAGAATTGCAAATAGTAGTAAATTTAAAACTGAATCTTCTTTAAATACTTCAGATAATACTGTATTTTTTAGTGATTTAAATGGAGATCATATAGGAGGTGATAATTTTATATTAGATCCTAATGATGTTACATCAGGTGATGGTATAAGATTTAAAGAAGGGGGAATAAGAACATATCCTCAAAACCCACAAGTAGGAGATGGTGGAACGCTGGCTGCCCCTAACAATGGTTCAGATGATGAATATAGAACATTAAGTGATTATTTTTATAAAAATAGTATTAGTTTAGATAACAGCGGTGTTTATCAAAGGTTTGATACTACAGGTACTAGTATTGATGATTGGTTATATACTAATGCTACATATACTACACTAGATTCATCTACTTCTCAAACAGGTGGCTCTTCAAAAAGTCAATTTGGATATGTAAAAAATGGTCATTTAATAAATGCGTTTGGATCTATACAGGTTACTCGTGGAGGAGTTCAGTCTTGGTCATTTGACAGTGATTCTAGTAGGTATACAATTGCAATAGACCTAGACTCAGGTGATGAGTTTCCTTATATAAATGATCTTAATAGACCTATACATGTTAATGTTACTACGTTTGGATATAATTATAGTATCTCAGGAGTTGGAAGTGGTCATGGTACTTTTTTTAATGGATCGGGAAGTGCTACAACTAATCTTAATGGACCTGCTCACTATACAAACGGTGGTGATTTAGTTTTATTTAAAGGAGTAATTAGGCCAGGTGAAAATAAAATACTATTATTAACAGAGATACAAAACCAAGGAGACGCTACTTCTAGTAATGGAAATCATAACGATGTATATACTACTGGACTACCTCCTACTTTTTTTGCAACTCTTCCTGCGATGTTTTTATTTAATTTTTCAATGCCAGTTAGATGGAATAGTTATAATCAATTAAATAAAGTATAGGTACAGGCGGTTAATTATAAATTATAAAAAATATTAAATGTTTAAAAGTTTAGAAATAAAGCCAATTCATTTTATAGTAACTATTTTATTGCTTATTATTTTATTAATGCATCAATGTAATAGGACTTCTAAGATAAAGGCTATTAATAAAGGCTTAGAGGTTAAAGTAGAAAGAGCGGGACAAAATATAATTGCAAGTCAAGATAGTATAAAATATTATAAAAATGAAAATGACTTCTTAGTTAGTGAAATTACAGCATATGTGTTTACTGCAGAAGAATTAACAAATGATGCTAATGACTTATATGCAAAATACGAAGATGCACTAGGAGATATTAAAAAACTTAAAAAGGTAAATCAATTGCTAAGTGCAGAAATTAACATTAAAGAAGTTGATACAGTTTACGCTTTTATAGAAAGTGATTCAGTTTTATATTTTAATGATTCTACTGATTATGGAGATGGCAATTGGAGAAAATGGAATAGTAAGATTAGTCTGTTCGAAAAGGATAATAAATTAACAGGAGCATTGAATAGTTTTAGTTATGAACAAGTAATTAAATTATACTCAAGCATCGAGGAAGTTGAAGGAATTAAAAAAATTAATATTGCTACAAAATACCCTGGCTTAACATTTAATAGCATTGAAGGAATTAGTCTCATTGAAGATGAGATAAATAAAGCAAAGGAAGAATATAAAAGTAGAGTTAAATTAGGTTTAGGCGTTGGCTATGGTTTAACCTTTACAAAAGACAATAGAGTTTATCATGGACCTCAACTTGGTTTATTTTTAACATATACTCCAAAGTTGTTCAATTTTAAAAGAGATAAATAAATTATGGCAGAAAGTTCAAGATATTACAAAATAGATAATGATATACTTTTAGAGTTTATCTATCACGATCAAGGTGACACTACACCCTATGAGGTAGATGTTGATGACAATGGTAGTGAGATAAAAGTATTAGACACTGTCCAAGGAGATTCAACTCAAACTAGACATTTAATAAATGAACTAGGTAGTGACGTTGTGAATTTCGATGTCACTGAAGACGGTGCATATATTGCAATTGAAAATTTTGCAGCAAGAACCTTATTATTAGAAATTGGTAAAACATATAAGTTTGATCTTAGCACCCTATCAGTTCCTGGTGATTTTGCAATTACTGGAACTAACAATGGACCTGGGCTAGTAGGAACTATTTTTGAATATATCCCTGCAAATACTGGAAATTATACATACTCTCTAACTAATTTCATTGGTGGAAAGGTTACAATTGGCAATACTGCAAATCCACTGTTTGCCACGCCTGATGAGGAAACAGGGAATAGTATCGTAACAGGTTCTGGCAGCATTGGCAGATACATGGGCGTAAATGTAAATGAAAACAAATATGCTTTATTAGATAATAATAATATTTTTATAAATAGCATTGAGTGGAATGGATCTAATTCTGCAGATTTATTAGCAAGTCAAACAGCTGCGACTGCTGCTATTACTAAAGTAAAATATGATAAAGTTAGACTACATTTAAGAAGTGGCTTTAGTTTTGCTGCAAGAGGATATGAAGGTTTCTTATTTGAAATAACAACTGATAGAACTTCTGAAGTAAAAAACTTTTTAACACAGATCGTTTACTTAAATACATCTAGTTTTGAAATAAAAAATCCTAGACCTTTTATTTTAAGTGAAACATTATATAGTAGTTTTATTGAAGTTAAATTACCTACGCTAATTAATCAATTTAGTGATTTTGAAAATTTCTTCTATGATAATGGTTCAGGGATTAGTGATTTAGATCCTACTTCTAATTTTAGTGCATCGTTAAAGTTAATTGATAGAGTTGAAGATACTGCTGGAATTGATTATTTCTATACAGGTGAAGAGACAAACTTTTTAATATCTAGGGAAGATGAATTTCAAGATTTTACAGTAGTTGTTGAGGAAGCAAATGATGGGGATTATTTTTCAATATATGGTGAAAAGGATGGAAGTGCTGCTGATTTTGAAAGTTATATTATAAATAGAATCGCAACGAGTTCAGATGACATTAGTGTTATTTATGATATTACAGTAAATGAATTAATAGGAACTAGTTTCATAGAAACATATGCTACAACTTTAACACAAACTCAGGATTTTGAAGAGCACACTGAATTTAGACCTATTATTAAAAATGCAAATACTGCAATCAGTTTTTTAATAGATGTCACTATGAGAATTTATAATCAAACTGATAATACTCAAATTGTAAAAAGAGCTAGTTTAATCTATAATAATCCTGCTAAATATGGTAAAAGATTATTAAAGGTAAATATAGCTTCTACTGCTAATTTAACTAGAGTTTATAATACTCTTCCAAATTTACAAGCTACTAGAAATGTTGCACAAGTTATTAATTCAAGTTTGCCTAAAGCTCAGGTTAAATATGCGCCCGCATTTATTGAAAGATTAAATATTATAGTAAATGTCGGTAACGTTACAATAGATGATGGCCAAATTAGTTCTATTAATAATGACAATGGTTTAGAAATATCTCCATTTGATATGTATGTTAAATTTAATATTTCTAAAATTGAAGGTGGAGAAAGAAAAACAATTTCATTTACTAATTTAAAAAATGTTAGATTAAATTTTAGCAATGGAATTTATTTTAATAACATTACATCTTTTAAAGAGGTTGATATGTCAAATGGTGAAGTTCTTTTTAAAATAGATAAAGCTAACTCAGTTAAATTACAAGGTTTAAGTAATAAAACATACTATATTTCAATAGATAGTGGTAGTAATGAAACTATGGTATTTAAAGGAGATTATAACGCTATATGATTTTAAATAGTAAAAATAATTCATTTGATTTTAGGTTTCCTAAGCATTTTGTTCCAGAAGAAGTTGCAAAAAAATATAAGGCTTATCTAAATAAAATACCAGGGACTCTTTTTGAGGAGCCTATAGATTTTATTAATTATGGTATTCAGGCTATTAATTTACCAGGTATAACCTATGATCCAATAACTCAGCAAGATAACGATGGAACCGTTCGTTATTTTAGAGGAAAGGTGCCTATTCAAAATACAATCACTAGACAGTTTAATGTAACTATGCAATTAATGGATGGTTATATTAATTATTGGATGATGACAGATATTTTATTATATTATTATGCATCTACAACTAAGCAAAAATATTTAGAAGATCTAAAAATTAGAATATTAGATCAGGAAGGTTTAGGGGTTGCAAGTATTACTTTTGAAAAACCAATAATGCATCAAATTAGTGAGTTAAATTTAAATATGGCAGAAAATGTTGCTGAATTTAATACATTTGAATTAAACTTCTCATATAACAAATTTAATATTAAAATAGACGTAGATTAAAATTGATATATAATTTATGAAAACATTTATAGAATATTTAGAGGAAAGTAAAGTTACTTCCGATGAAATGAATCTTTTAACAGAGGGTCTTCAACAAGAATGGACTCCTGAATTAGAAGAAAAGGTAGATCAAGCAGTTGATTCTTTTTTAAACGAATACAGAGATGAAGATGGAAATCTAGATATTAATAGGTTTAATAACGAAATGACAAGTGAAGGTCTTTTAGGTTCCATTGTAGGTGGTCTTGCTGGATTTGCTTTAGGAAAATCTATTGGAAAAATGGTAGCTAAAGTATTAGGTGTTCAAAAAGGTATTTTATATGATTTATTAACTTCAAGACTTGTTGGAACTGCAATCGGAGCTTCAATTGGTAAAAGGTTTTAATATGAATTTTATCACAATTGATTTTTCTTTAAACTCTCCTGGTATTTGTTTATTTAATGACAATACTAATCAATATCATTTTATTTCTTATTTAAAAAGATCAGGTACAAAAAAGGCTATTAAGACACAGGAAGACTTAGCTCTAATGGAGGGTGTTACTCTTGTTTTTCAACCGGATTGGGAAACACATGTTGATTATTCTAGTATTGAACTTGCTAAGATTAAACGTTATGATATTATGTCAAATGATATTATCGAACTAATTACAAAACATATAGATAAAGAAGACTCTTTTAAGATAGCTTTTGAAGGAGTATCTTACGGTAGTTCTGCTGGGACTAATAATATTATTGATATGGCAGCTGCGGCATCTATTCTTAAGATTAAACTTCTCAAATACTTTAAGCCTGAAGATATTTTAACAATAGCTCCTTCAACAATTAAAAAACATGCAGGTAAAGGTAACATGAATAAGCTTGCTTTATGGGATGTCTTTATAAATAATTCTACTGGTGAAAAATTTCTCGAGGAGACAAAATTCTGGAAGTTCGCTAAAACCGTTGAATTCGGTAAATCTATCCCAAAGCCCTTTGATGACCTTGTAGACGCTTTCTACTTAAACTCCTTAATGAGAACCTTAGAACCTAATCTTCCCTGAGGCTTAAATACTTAAGTTATATAGCCCGTTCTCTCTTTTGTTTCAGAAAATATAAAAAAAAATGAAAAAAAGTTTTTTAGCCTATTTAGTTGAAACTATTTCAATTAAAGATATATAATATTGTATATGGAAAACGATAAACTAAGTTCATATTTGAACACTAATTATCGGACCCTGTCTGAAGCAAACATAGGTGCAATAGCACAAACTAAGTCGGTTAGACGCGCAAACAAGGTTCATATTATGAAACTATTTTAAAGTTGTCTATATATTATTATAAGTTTAAAGTATAAACGGTAAATTAAATTAAAGTAAATTAAAGATTAAAAGTAAATTAAAGTTATGGAAGATTTTAACATTTTTAGTATTGGTGTCGAAGACATCAACACACATGAACAAGAGGCAAGTACAACTGGAAACATAATGTATAAGCCTTCTGCCGATGACGGCAAAGACGGAACGTATAAAGCATTAATTAGATTCGTTCCTAATATTGAAAACCCAAGAAATTCATTAATTAAAAAATATGTAAACTGGTTAACAGGACCAAACGGCGAGTCTAAGTTAGTTGATTCTCCAAGTACAATAGGAGAAAGCTGTCCAGTTTCTGATGCATTTTTTAGATTAAGAAAATCAGAAAGCGCAGTTGATAGAAAAGCGTCTGATAAATTAAAAAGAAGAGAATCTTATGTTGCTCTTGTAAAGGTAATAAAAGATCCTCAACAACCAGATTTAGAAGGTACTTATAAAGTATTTAAATTCGGTTACAAAATCAAAGAAAAAATTGATGCGGAATTAAAGCCTAATTTTGGTGAGCCAACTCAAGTATTTGATTTATTTGAAGGTAAAAACTTTGAGTTAGTAATTACAAGACAAAATGATTATAATAATTACGATACTTCTAAATTCTCATCTTCAACGTCTGCTGTTACAATTAATGGTAAAGCAGCAGAAAGAACTAAAGAAGATATGGATGCTATTAAAACTGAATTAGAAAACGCTCCATCATTAAAAGCTTTTGAATATAAAGCATGGGATGAAGAAACAAGAAATTTCGTAAATAGTGTAATTAAAATGTATTTAAATCCTGGAAACGCAATGGATTCAATTACAAATGCATTTGAAACTAAAACTACACCAGCTACTGTTGCTACAGAAACGGCTACTAAGGATCCAGTTAAATTAACTGAAGATAAAAAAGAAGCTACTCCAGCAGGCGGTGATGATTTAGAATCTTTTTTGAATGATCTCGAACTCTAATACAGAATTAACATTAGAATTAAAGGAAAAGATTAAAGTACTAGTAAAAGAAGTAGTAGTCAAATCTCATTCTAGCCACTCTAAACACATGATAAAGGATATGTCAGATAGATTAAATCTGGCATGTCCCTATTGTGGTGATTCAAGCAGAGATGATTCTGCAAAAAGAGGTAATTTATTCTGGAGCACATTACAGTATCATTGTTTTAATTGTGAATATCACACAAACGTCTATTATTTTTTAAAAGATTTCGGTATTCAAATGCCAGATAAAATGGATGCTATAACGTTGATTGACTATGTTAAAAGTAGAAAAAATACAATAGACACCTCTGAAAAGTTTACACCATTTGTATATGAAAAAATATTAGAACTATCAATAAGCGTAGAAGACTTTTCAAAAGCAACCGGTGCAAAGCCAATTCAAATTGGAGATTGGATATGGTTTAAATTAAAAGAAAGACTCCTACATAAAAAATTAGATAGCTTTTTATTTAATCCTAAAGATAAAAGGCTTTGGATATTAAACAAATCAATTGACGATAAAATAATAGGTGCACAATGTAGAAGAATGCAAGGAAAAGGTTCAAGATATTTAACTTATGATTTGAGTAAAATACATGAAGCCTTATTAAATAAGCCATTTGAAATGGATGAAGAAACTCGCCAACAATTTAATAACGTATCTACATTGTTTGGAGCATTACGTGTAAATTTCCAAAACCCAGTTACAATATTCGAAGGTCCATTAGATGCAATGTTTATGAGAAACTCAATTGCACTATGTACAGTTGGAAGAGACACTACTAAATTAGACTATATTGATAGTAGTCGATATATGTTAGATAATGATGAAGCCGGCCTTAAAAAATCCATTGAAAAACTTAAATCAGGTAAAAAGGTATTTATGTGGACTAAATATCTAAAGGATAAAAAAATGGATAAATATACTATAAAAGATTTAAACGACCTTGTAAAGGTTTGTTATAATGAAAAAATAAAAATATCTCTGTCAGAGTTAGATGATTATTTTACTAACGATAAACTTGATATGAGATATGTTTGATATAGATATGGATGAGGAATTAGACAAGTTTTATAGAGATAAAAACAGGTTTAAAAATTTAAAGAAAATGTTAGATTTTAAATTTAACAAAGAAGATTTTGAAGGTAAAGGTATTAAGATGAGTCAGCCTAAATTTAAAAAGAAATTGACTACATCGACGTTTATAAAAAGTAAAAGTAATAAGAAAGGACTATTTTAATGGAACAACAAAAAGACACAAAGGCAAGTAAGATATTAAAGTTAGATGAAAAACTAGGAGTACAGAGAGATAGATGGACTAAAAAGATAACTGCACTTGCACATGGTATTAAGACATTAAGTGGAATGGAAATTGTTATCGGTGATATTTTACATACAAGACAATTAATGGTAGAACAGTTAATGTATGTACAGCTTAAAACAAAAGAGCAGAAAAAACAAGTTGACATTAAATGGAAAGAAACTTGGATAAGATATTACAACTATGATTATAAATTAACTGATAAAATAAAAGCACAATTTTTAGAAGCTGAATTAGCAGATGATAAAATGATTTTATCTCAGTTAGAAAATCAAGTTGAATTTTATAGAGAATCAATAAAGACTCTCGATAATATGGGATTTGCAGTACGTAATAGACTTGCAATTAAAGATCTCGTTTAAAAATTATGTTGAATGAATGGAGCTTACTCTCACAGAGAATAAACAATATTTAAGAGTTGATGAAGCATCTGAGCTTGAACTTGAACAACTAAACATATCACTAACTAAAAGAATCGACAGCTGGAGATTTAATCCTCTAGTAAAAAAAGGAATATGGGATGGGTACATTTCATATTTTAAAGATAATAAGTGGATTCCGGCAGGTTTATGGAGATATGTTTATAATGTTTGTAAAGAATATAGATTTGAACTTAATATCAATGGCGTTAAAGAGCTGTTTGATAAGAATGTTACAGCATCTTATTTTGAGAAGTGGGCTTTGGCCTTCTTTGAAGGTTCAGAGATAACTCCTAGGGACTATCAAATAGAAGCTGCGTATAATATCCTTAAGTTTAGAAAGTGTCTTAGTGAACTTGCTACGTCTGCAGGAAAGACATTAATTAGTTTCCTTACGGTTGCTTATTTATTAGAACAAGAAAAGGCAAAGAAGATTTTATTCATTGTACCTAACGTTTCATTGGTTGTTCAAGCAACTGAGGATTTTTCAGACTATAATTATGCAAATAGAGTCAACATAAAAATTCAACAAATATTTAGTGGTAAAAAGATTAGAGATGGTAGGAATGTAGTGATAGGTACATATCAATCTCTCGTTAAAAAGAAGCAAGAATATTTTGATCAGTTCGATGCTGTTATAATTGATGAGTGTCATAAAATGAAAAGCCAATCTATTAAAACGATCTTACAGAAATGTGTAAATGCAGAATATAGATATGGTCTTTCAGGTACAATTCCTAAAGAAGGCACATTAGATCGTTTAACATTAATGGCATATACAGGTCCACTAATTAGTGAGGTGAGTGCTAGTTTCTTACAACAAGAGGGGTATATAGCAAATTGTAAGGTTAAAGTAATTGAAATGGATTATGCACCTGAAAGTACTAAGAATGCCTTTACAGAAATGGCCCAAAACAGATATGAAAACAAGGACTTATTTCAATTAGAACAAAACTACATAATTAATTCAGAGCCAAGATTAAATTTTATATGTAAGGTTATTGGTAAAATACCAAGAAACAGTCTTGTACTTTTTCATAGGATTGAACATGGAAAAAAGGTTTATGAAAAACTTAGACAAGAAAGTAATAAAGCAGTCTATTATGTAGATGGCGGCACAGATAAAGATATTAGAGAAGAGTATAAAAAGAAAATGGAAGCAGGTGATGAGGTTGCAATTGTTGCAAGTTATGGTACATTCTCTACAGGTATATCAATTAAAAAAATTCACAACATTTTCTTTACAGAAAGCTTTAAGTCTGAGGTTATAATTAGACAGTCAATTGGTAGAGGATTAAGACAACATCACTCTAAAAGCAGCGTTCTTATTATAGACTTTGTAGATGATCTGGCCACTACAGAATGGAGTAATTATTTAATGAAACACTCTAAAGCAAGACAATCAATATACAAAGAACAACAGTTTGAGTACAGCGTAAAGAAATTTCAATTTGAGTGATATTTAAGGTGATATATAATTATAATATAGTAATAAAAAAACATAATAAAAATGGAAACAAAAATTCAATCATTTGCTACGTTTTCTGAAACTAGAAAAGCAGCAATAGACACTAAGATAAAAGAAGAAGCATCTACAAAGAGAACAACTGAGTCTCAGAGATTTACTGATCTATTAGCTGAATATGAAGTAACTACTGTTGCTGAAATAGCTGAAGAACAAAGAACTGAGTTTTTTGCTAAATTAGTTGGTGAAATTAAAAACCTTGAAACTGAAGGTAATGCATTCGGCGCAGCTGTTAAAAAAGCAAAAGAAGAAGGTGAAAAAGAATTCAAAGTAGATGGAGAAACTTATAAAGTTGAAGAATCTAAAGTTGAAGAAGCTGAAGTTAAATCTGATGAAGATTTTATGGAAATGGTTATGACAATGTATAAAGAAGCATTCGGTGATGATTTTGATGAAACTAAAGCAACAGAAGCAGGAGAAGGAATGTTAAAGAAAGCTGACGGGGATTATGGCGCTGCTGTAGGAATGTTACAATCATCTTTAGGATAAAAATAAAACATAGACATGTTATTAACTTACGAACAATTTCTAGTCGAAAAGGCTCAGATAGTAGAGGGTAATTTGATTTTAGAAGGAGGAGCTGCAGGCCACATGCCTCACCCCTTTGATTATAATGATTTAACTTTCCAAGATTTTAAAACTATTGTTACAAATTCATTACAAGGTGAAATACATTTTGAAGAAGGTCCTACTGAAAAAACAGATGGTCAAAACTTCTTTGTTACAGTAAAGGATGGTCAAGTTCTTTTCTCAAGAAATAAAGGGCAACTAATGGCACCTGTATCTTTAGATGGGGTTATTAAAATGTTTACGGGCCATGCATCAAAGTTAGTTGAAGATACTTTTATCTATGCTGCAACAGATTTAGAAGCTGCATTATTAAGTTTAAGCGATCATCATGAATTTAAGAATGGTCAAAACTTTCTTAATATGGAGTTAATTTATTCTAAGAACCCTAACGTGATTAATTATGACAGAGATGTTATTCAATTTCACGGAATGGCAGAAACTGATGGCAAAGGTAATATAGTTAATATGTCACAACAGACAGGTGCAAAACTTGCAAGACTTCTTAAAGGTATAGAGGCAGATGTACAAAAGACATTTACAATTATTCCTCCACAAATATTAAAACTTCAAAAAAACTTAGATTTTGAAAAAAGACAAAGTTATTATCATAGTAAATTAAATGACTTAAGAGATGAGTTTAATTTATCAGACGGTGACGAAGTTAAAATGTATCATGAAGCATGGTGGAGAAGAGAAATTGAAAAAGATTTTGCAGATATTTCAAGTGATTTAAAGGAAGGTTTATTTTTAAGATGGGCATACAATGACAAGCAAACTATGAATATGGTTGCTATGAAAAAGATTGCTACTCCTGAACAAATGAAAAAAATCAAAGAGTTTGACAAGATAAAAGGTAAAAAGTATAAGCAAAATATTTTACCATTTGAAAACTTATTTTTAGAGTTAGGAAAAGATGTATTATTAAATGCAAGTAATTTTGTTGCTGCAAATCCTGATTTAGAAAAGAAAAATCTACACAATAAGATTAGAAAAGCAGCTGCTAACGTTAAACTTAATGGTGATTTAAAACAAGTCGCTAAGATAGAAGCAGAATTAGAAAGATTAGAAAGTATTGGAGGTATTGAAGGTATTGTACCAACTGAGGGAATAGTGTTTAAATACAAAGGTAAGATTATGAAACTTACAGGCACATTTGCTGCAATCAATCAGCTTATGGGTATAATAAAATATGGAAGATAAATATATTATGAAAAAGATAAAACTATTTGAAGAATTCTTAAACGAGGCAACGATGGACAATTTCAAACCGGAGGTATTGTCTAATAAAGATAAAGTAGATATGAAGCTTTTTAAAAGTTTAATGCCTAGAACTGCTAAAACAGTTAAAGACGCTGAACGTAGAATTCAAACATGGAAAGGTAACAAAATGTTTGTACACTACCAAGCATTTACAGTTCAGTCAAATGGTAATAAACCAGACTTGCCAACATATAGATTTGGTAATTCACAATATTGGTTAAACGATACTCAATTAGGTTGGGCAGGTAGAGCAGGTGAAAAAGTAAACATTACTTTATTAACAATAACTGATGTAACCGATCCTGATAATGAAAAGATGCTAGGAGAACTTTACGTTAATACCGATACATATTTACAAGAGCACAATATAGTATTTACAGAATTAGATAACGTATCATAAAATTATAAAAAATGGCATTACAAGATTTAAGAACATATTATGAGTCAGTTGAAAAAGAGGATTTTAATAATCTTTTAACACAAAAATGTTTAGTTACTGAAAAGATTCAAGCAAGTAGTCTTCATGTAAGAAGAGAAGATAGGCTTTTAGAATTTTATAAATCAGGCAATAAGCAACCTCTTAATAAAATTGATAGAACAATTGTTTCTTATTATGAAAAAGGCATAGCCCATTTCGATGCACTCTTAAGTGAGACTATTCAACAAATGCCAAGTGATTGGAAATTTGGATTTGATTATATGGTTAGTGAAAAGACAGTAGACATTGAATATGATACACTTCCAAAAAATAGTCTTATATTAACACATATTCAAGTATTAAATGAAGACAGAACTCAGATTAAAAAAGTAATTAGAGATCCTAAGATTTTAGAAAAATGGGCTAATCTTTTAGAAGTTCAATCTCCTGAGGTTGTTTATGAAGGTATCCTTTCCGATCACCAAAAAGAAAAGTTAGTTAATATACTAAGTTTACAAGGAGAGCAAGCAAAAATAGAATTACAAGATTTTGGTTTTTCTTATAGAGCATTTACAACATTTAACGAGTCAATTCATAAGTCAATGTTAAACAATGATATTCATAAAGACATTGATGGATTAGTTGTAAGTTTTGTAGAGGGCAAATCATTAAAAAACTTTAAACTACAGAGTCCATTAAAAGAAATTAAAGAACAAGAAGAGAGAAAGAGTTCGGATGCGTATCAAATTACTGTAGTAAAACTTATTGAATATTTTAATGCGTTTGATTTTAGTGAAATACAACTTGAAAGTAAAGAAGTTGATGAGAGATATTTAGAATTAATGACAGCAGGTTTTAATTCATTTATAAAAGAC